ATGATACTTTTAATACCTTAGAAGAAGCTAAAAAAGCTGTTGATTTGATTGCTGACACAGAAGCTAATGAAGTTTTAGGATTTGATTATTCAGATATTAAAAAAAGAGTTATTCCACAAGGTATCCAACCAACTCAAACTAAAAACAATTTAAAAGAAAGTGTTGAGGGTGTTAAAAATAGAGTTCTTAATATTTTTAGTAATGAAAAATATGTCCATCCTGAATTAGGGTATATGGATGGGTATAATAATTTTGAAAGTGAGCCTTTTAAAATAGATACAGATACTTTTAAATTATTATATAATGTAGATAAAAAAACATATAATGTTGTTAAGCAATTTCCTAACTATTGGCAAGCTGTAACCAAATCGAATCTTGAGTATTATAGTAACATTAAAGGAATAAATGTATCTCAAATTATTGAAGAACAAAAGAGACTTTTAAATGAAAAAATAGAAAAATCTAAAAAAGAATACACTGAACAAGCTCTTATAAATACTAAAATAGCTAAACTTAAAGAAGTTGCTAAAAAATATCCTAGAAGTTTAATTAGAAGTGAAGTTAGATCATATAAATCAAATAGTGAAAATCAAAATTTATTTGATGTAGATGAATTACCTTTTCAATTAGTTACTGGTAAAGAATTAACTCCTAAACAACAGCTTGAGGAAAATATATTATTTCAGAAGGAAAAAACACCTAATGATATACAAAAATTAGGTAAAAGATTTAATATTCAATCTAACGGGTTCTTTAGTAGAAATGTTAATATTGGTGAATTAAGAAATCAAGCTACTAAATTAGGATTACAAGTTAAAGAAACTTCTAATAAACAAGGTTATTATTTAGTAAAAGATGGTAAAATGGTTAATGCCTTTTATCAAGAATCTACAAAAGGTCTAAAAAAAATAGATCCTAAAAAAGAGGCTGAAATAATTTCTAAAGTTAAAAATTTCTTACAAAAAGCAGGAATAACAACTATAAATGTTGAAGCTATAAAAGATGCCAATGGTAATACAAGTAGCGCTATTGGTGTAGCTAAATTGTTATCTAAAATTATAGAGGTTGTTGAAAATAAAGCTGATGTTACAACATTAAGTGAAGAAGCTGCCCATTTTTTTACATTAATGCTTAAAGATAATGCATTACTTGAAAAGATGATTTTAGATATTGATCAATATGATGTATATAAAGAAGTTACTGAAAGTGCGTTTTATAGAGAAAACTATAAAAATAATGAAAGATTATTAAGAATAGAGGCTGTAGGTAAACAGATTGTAAAATCAATTATTAAACAAGAAACTACAGGTTCTGAAAAACTTGATACTACATTTAAAAGATTTTGGAATAATATCTTAAATAAGATTAAATCATTATTCTCTAGAGTATCTATCGAAGATAAAAAATCATTATTTGATATAGCTGCTCAAGATATATTATCTGGTGATATCTCTAAACTTGATACTGATAAAAAAATAGATTTAAACTTGTATCAAGAATCTGATAAACAATCTGAAATCATAAATAATTTAGATAATAAGTTTAACATATCATATAATGAAAATTTAACTAATTCTAAAACAGGTAAAAAAGGAGTTTATGAATTATCTACTCCGGAAGGTCTAAAAAAAATAGAAAACAGGGTATCGGATGATGTTGATGCTATAAATAAAAAAAGAGGTTTTGCAGAAAGAACTTCTGTTGAAAAAGCTCAGGATGAAGTTAGACGTTTAGTAGGAACTAGTGGACATGCTGATATTAATAATATTATAACTAGAATTGTTGAAGGTATTAGCGGTGTTGAAACAACTGCTAAAGTTTCATCTTTAGATGATGCTTCATATGATACTCTTGAAAAATATTTTAAAGATTTTATAAATGAATTTCCAGCAGGTAGTAAATTTTATACAGAAAAGACTATTTATGATGAAAATAAAAATCAAGCTGGTACAATAGATTTACTTGTAATTTTACCTAACGGTAAAGCTGAAATATACGATTGGAAATTTGTTGAATTTAAGCAAAAAGATTCAAGTGGTAGGATCACTAATAAATCTGTAGCATGGTATAAAGAAGAGAATTACAATGTTCAGTTAACTAGATATAGACAAATACTTAGAACTAATTATGGTGTAACTGAATTTGGCAAAACTCGTGTTATACCTATTAAGGCTAATTATAAGAAAAATAAACTACAATCACTTGAAATTGGTAATACTAAAATAGATAATATTGATAAAACTTACTTAGACCCTATTTCAATTAGTGGATTAGTAGGAGGCGAAGTTGAATTTACAGATGATGCTAAAATCAATGCCATGTTGGAAACTTTATTACAACAACGTAAACGTATTTTAGATAAATCTGAATCTACTGCTGAAGGTAAAATTAAAAAAAGTGAACGATTAGAGCGTATAAATAATTCAATTAAAAAATTACAAGTAGAAGGTGATATTAAATCGTTCTTAGATGATGCAGTATTTGAATTAAACTACATTGTTAATGTAGGTATTGAAAATTTAAATAACGATGATTTAGTTAAAGCTAAAGAACTTGTAGATTATTATTCAGATTTATTGAAAGATGGTAAATTACCAGATGATCAAAAAACTACTTATACACAAGTATTATCTAGAGTTGTTTTAAATTCTCAAGATTTATATTCTAAGATTAGTGAAGAATATGAAAAACGTATTAAAGAAACTGCTTCAAATGTAGGTGTAACTAATCCTTTTGAACTTCAACCAGAATCTGGATTATTAGCTAGATTATTTAGATCTATTAGTCAAAATAATCATCCCTTAGTTAAAACTTTTTATAAAATTCTTACAAAACAAAGAGATAAGGTTTATGAAGATACTAAAAAACTAAATGAACAAATATCTGAAAAATTAGAAAATCTTAAAAAATGGGGTGATTCTAAAGGTATTTCAGGATTTGATATATATATAGATTTATTACAATATGATAAAGATGGAAATTGGACTGGTAAATTAATTAACCAATGGGATTCTGAATACTATAGATTAAAAGATTTAGCAATTGCTAATAAAGATTTTGATTGGGTTGGTGAAAATTGTACTTTTGATTCTGAAAAATATCAACAATATTTTGAGAAAAATAAAGCTATTTGGGAACAAATGTACAAAGGTGAAACCGATGGTGAACTTAAATTAAAGCGTAGAATCGAAGAATTTGAAATGAAATTCAACGGTGCTAAACATAATACTGCAATATTAAACAAATCTAATAGATTTATACATCCAAAAGAAATTTGGAGATCTAAAGAATGGAAAAAATTACAAAAACCTGAAAACAAACCTTTAAAAGATTTTTATGAGTTGTTTAAAGGTACCATAGATGAGTTTAGAGAGTACTTACCAATAGATTTGGAAGGTAACTTCATTCCTAATATAAAAAACGATCTAATGGATCTAATAATCCAAAATGGATTAGATTCTATATCAGGTTTAGGTGAAAGTATTATACAGCATTTAGAATCAGGTTCTGATGAAACTGTTGGTATGATAGATGAAATTACAGGTGAAAAGATAAAAACAGTACCGTTATTATATACCAATAAATTAGATAGTAAATCTAAATCTAAAGATCTTGGTAAAGTACTATCATTATTTGGTAATATGGCGTATAACTATAAGTATATGAGTGAAATTGAATCTTCATCTAATATGCTTAAAGATTTGTTAGGTTCTCAAAAACAATTGATAACTACAGCAAATGGTAAAAAGTTAAAATCTAAAGTTACTGGTGAATTAGCATCAGCTATTGGTAATTCTGAAACATTAGAACAATTAAATGATTATATCAATTACTATATCTATGGTATAAAAACTAAAGGTAAAGATGCTGTTTTTAAATTTGGCGATAAAGAATTATCTGGACAAAAAACATTTTCTAAAACATTAATGTATTATTCTACAAAATCATTGAGTTTGAATTTATTATCAGGTTTAGCCAATGGTTTAGGTGGTATTAGTAATGCATTTTTTGAAGGTATAAAAGGTAGATTTTATAATAATCGTGAGTTTTCTAAATCTTTAGCAATGTTATCTTCAAAAAATAATATGGCTTATTCAGCTATGGAATTTTGGGATATAGATAGCACTAATAACGATTTTAAAAAATCTAATAAGCTTTCCATATCTAAAGTTACTAAAAATATGACTATGGATAAGTTTTTCATACTTCAACATGGTGGTGATTTTGTTGTTGAAAATGGTGTTTTATTATCAATGTTACAATCACATACTTTAAAAGATGGTAAAATTGTTAAAAAATCCAAAGAAGAAAAATCATTATTGGAATTATCTTCTAATTCTAAAGATTTTAAATTAGATAATTTAACAGATGAAGAATATCAAAAATTTAGAAGAAAAGTAAAATATATATATTCTACAATTAAAGGTAATACCAATCCCGAAGATGTTAATAGTATAAAAATGACAGTTTTAGGACAAGCCGTTATGCAATTTAGAGGTTGGATACCTAGAATGGCTGATGAAAGATTTGGTGAATTAAGATATACTGAAGATCTTGAAACTTACGAAATGGGTAAATATAGATCATTTTGGAATCAAACAATAAATAAACAAATATTACCTAATATTTTTACAGCATTAGCCCAAGGTGGAGTTCTTGGTATAGGTGCTAATTCTATTAATTCTAAATCTGTCACTCAGAAAGCTATACAATTATACAATGACGCTAAGTATAAGAATCCAGATTTAAAAATAACACAAGCTGAATTTATCGAATTACATAAACAAAATTTACGATCTACAGCACTTGAGTTACAGATAATTTTAGCTATAACTTTATTATTGGTAGGTTTAAAGGGAATGGATGATGATGATGATAAAGATTCTGTTAGAAAAGTAGCTATGAAAATATTACAGAGAAATTTAGCAGAGATTAGCTTTTTTGCAGATCCTGATTCAACAACATCAATACTTAAGAAACCTATTCCTATATTATCTTTTGCTTCAGATATAACAGGTTTTATAAATGATTTAACAGGTGAAGTTGTTGGTCATATCACAGATGATGAAAAACGTATTAAAAAGAATAAGCCTGCACGAAAGTTTAATAAAATATTTCCAGTAGCAAATGCTTTAGAAAACTTTTGGGCTTTGGCAGATCCTGATTATAATCGTTAATATATAACAATATTTAAAAATAAAATATTAATTATAATTTTTGTTTTACGCAATTCTAACCCTATCAAAGATCTATTAATAGTAGGTGAATCAATATTTAATATTTTGATACCTAAAGAATTGTGATATTGTAAGTCTATTATTGATATTTCCATAATTATATGTATTTAATTTAAAATAAAGAGGGTGCATTTCTGCACTCCTCTCTACCCACTCACCCACGCACAATGACGTATAACCCGCTTAATAGGCGGGTTTTATTCTTTAATAATCGTTTTGAATATTTATTCATGATTTATAATTTGAAATGAAGTATCTGGTAGATTAGAAATCATTTCAATATCAAACCAACCTTCATAAATTGCTAATTTAACTAAAGATATTTTTTGACTATCTGTTAAATCTTCACTTTTAGTTTCTAAGGGAATTTTAGGAATGGTATTATTAAACCACCATTCCTTACGAGTACTATCTTTTAAAACAGATGTTAAATCAAGTTTTTGATTTATTATGTTGAAATTTATATTCATTTTAATAAATAATAAGTTGTAAATAATTGTACATAATGTAATACTTGGTCAAACCCAACACTTACAAAGAAGTTATGTACTTTACCTTCAGACCATAATTTAATGTTTTCATTTTAATAATCTTATGTTAATTGTATAGATAATATAAATAATACCCATCTTATTAATGATCCATTTATATCCGCTGAATTAAAATATGTTCCATTTTTTACAGCATTTTTCTTATTTTCTTCATAAGTATCAATAAATACTGTTAAACCAATAAGTATTTGAAATATGATAAATAAGTAAAAATATATATTTAAGCATTTTAAAAATAATTGATATATTTCCATTTTTTATTCATTTAATCTATTTTTTATTACAATGTACTTCTCAAGTATACCTTTTAAGTTTTCAACAGAAATACATTCAATTTCATCTTCTTCAGTAGTAGATAAATACTCAGTATTATCTTCTATCTGTTTTAACAGTTCTTCCATATCCCCAATCTTAGTAGGTTTAGGAGCTTCAGGTGGTTTTGTATCTTTTATAATTTTACAGTTTGAAATAGGATTAGAATCTTTCATATTAATTATCTTTTGTTTAACTTAATCCAATGACCTTCATTAGGATATAATAAAAGCACTCCAGTTTCCCAGAGTGCTTTAAGGTTATTAACTTAATGAATTACGAAAAGCAATTGCTTTCGTCATACTTTTAACAGTTTTATCATATGATTTACCATTTACGGTTTTACGTACACGATAAGTACCATTAGAAGTTTTTGAAATACATTTAGGTTTAGATTTTGTTTTTGTTTTTGTTTTATTTTTCATTGTTGTTTATTTAATTTTAATTGTTATTATTGCTTATTCAGCTTCTTTTTATTGCAAAGCCCCAACTAAAGCATCTGCAAATTTTAATTTTTCTTCAGATTTCATATCTGGATTAACAGCTCCCATTACCGAAACTATCTTGATGATTTTATCATCATATTCTTCAAGTCCTAATTCCTCTAAAATTTTAATTTTATCAGAAAGTTCAGATTCAAGTTTTTTAAACTTTTCTGTTTCAATAGCTAATTCTTCAATTAACTGAGTTTTACTTGATGTTGGCATTAATAATTCATGTAAATAAATACCAGATCTTCCAGTTGAAGCTCCTGTATTAGGATTTACTTCACAATTTACAATACTTGTTGATGTAGTAACTACACTGCCGGTACCTAATCCACTAATAAGTCCTGTTAATTGAGTGGTACATTTAAATTTTTTAGGATAGTTATGTCCACTATTACTAATTCTAGAAGGTACTGTTTCTAATTGTTTACCTGCTATTAATTTAATAAGTTCTGTTGAAGTTAACTTATTATTTTTAGTTAAGTATTCTAATACTGTTAATTTGCTCATAATTTAATTATTATTATTAAAAATGTTAATATAATCTTCTTCTTTATATCCTAATTCATCAATACTTGTTTGATTACTATATTGCCAAGCTGGATATTTAATTTTACACTCGTATACTCTTCTATTTACAGTAGAACATATTTGTGAACCTAATTTATTTATACTATGTAGATAATATAAACCTTTAATAACTTGTTTTAAAGTACATTCTGGAAAATAGTACTTACATAATAAAAATAAATCAACTAAACTTCTGTGCCTACCTGTAGTTGAATATATCGTACCATCGGTATTTCTACCTGTAGAACTATTAACTTTTAGTACTTTAACAGTTTGATATTTATCTTTATATGCTACCATTATATTGTAGACAAAATCTTCAACATTATCATCATCTTCAGATAACTGAAATTGATGAAATGCTAATAAAGGTTCTCTTGAAAGAATCTCTTTTTCTTTATCTTCAATTGTACCAGAGCGTAAACTATTTCTTGTTGTTATAGCACTCATAGTTATTTAATTATCCAAACTTTAATTTTATTACTAGAATTTCTGTTTTTCTGTGGTTTTGTAACTATGGTAGCTATAGAATCCATAAATTCATTACCATCATTTACATAATCAGAACATACTACAAATGTAAATCTAGTATTTCTTTTATGTGTTTCTAAAGTTTTCAAAAATAAATCTTTAAGTATTTCTAATTTATTTTTACATTTTTTATTAAAAACTTGAGAATTAACTTCCCAAAATCTATTTTTAGGTAATCCATACATTTGTCTAACTCCACATGAAATATTAGAGCTTATAATATACATATTAAGTACTGAATAAGAAGTACCATCTTTCTTATAAACTTTTAAACGCATTAAACCACCATCTATTTCAAATTGAATATTTTTAATCAATTCTTCATTCCACAATACTTCTTTTTTTTCTTTTTTAACAGCCTTAGGAGCTTTCTCAACTTTTTTCTTAACTGATTTTTTTACAGCTTTTTTTGGCGCTTTCTTTGGAGCTGCTTTCTTAACAGCTTTTTTAGGTGTTTTGGTTTCTTTTTTCATAGTTTTAAAATATCCCCTGATATTTCTATCAAGGGATACTATTGTTTATTAATTAATTAATTTTTCTTCTTTTCAAAATATTTCATTGCTATATAATGCATTCCTATTGAGCCAGTTACAGAACCAACTAAATAAGTTAGCATCATAGCATAATTGTCTAAATTTAATACAACTTGTCGTATTACTAATAGCCAAATTCCATTAGATAGAACTGAAGCTATCCCATGATACCATATACTAGAGCTATTTCTAGCCCTAGAAACTAATGTAAAACTTGCATTTTGAAGTATTACCAAACCTAACATTTTTAATATATCTATCATCTATAAAGGCATTAACTTAACAATTGGTGTTAATCCACGGTCTAATATAATACCACAACTAATGATAGGTTTATTAGCAAATGGTTTACCATAATCAAATGCATACGCATGCCTATCTGCTGCCCAACCTACTTGTAATCCAAAGATAGCATCTTTTTCAGATACACTCCATTGTACAAAGGTTTTAGCATGAAAATGACCTTGACAAGTAGAAATTCTACTTTCCTTAGCTACTTTAAAAGCATCACCAGCATTACCATGTTTATATAAAACATTGTCTTTGGTGTACTCAAGCATAAACTTCCAACTAGAAGGAGCACCTATTACTTCACCAAAACCTTTGATAAAGTGTTTAGATAGTCCAATAGTCTTGGCTTTTCTCTGTATCAATAAATCATGGTTACCCATTAGAACTATTGCTTCTGGAAATGCTTTAAACCAAGGTTTTAATTGCATTTTAGCAGCAGCTAGTTCATCTCCAACAGATAATCCATCTGGATCATGTTCATGGTAAGACCATGCATGACCATCAATAACATCACCTGCAAATATAACTGTACCACAATTATACTTAATCTGCTGTTCTTTAACCCATTCTAATACTCCCTTTCTAATAAAAGGAGCATGTAAATCTGGTAAAAATATAACATTATTTGGATCTAATTTACTTTTTGAAGTATTTATTGTTACAAAGGTATCATTTTTATCATCATACCTGTATACTTCAACTTTATTCTTACCTTCTTTTATATGTTTTTTAGCCTTTTTAACAGCTTTTACATTAACTTTAAGGTAACTTGCCAACTTCTCATTACCACTCTTTAAATAGCCTGGTTTAGCTTTTAAAAAGGTAATTATTCTCTCAACTTCTCTTTCCATCAACTTTGATTATTCTTTTGTTTTATCCTTCTTTGTCTGTTAACTCTCTGTAAAATATTAAACAACATTGAGCATGGTCTAAATGTGGTAAACCAGATTCTTCATCTAGTGCTAGTCCAGTGCCACCATTTTCTTCAAACTCAATTTGAGCTAATAAATGACGCATTAATGCAGCATAATATCTACTCTTAGGTTTAACATCTTTCCATCCATTAGGAGTATATTTCTCTGCACCAAAAGTAATTACTTTAGTACAGCCTTTATAAGCATCTATCGGATATAAATCATATCTTAATTTACCAGTATCATGTTTTACACCTGACTCTGTTCCTTTTTTAACGATTGTCACCTGATCCATGTATTACTCCTCTCGCTTGTCTATCTTTTAATTTTTGTATATTATCATTAGCAATATCATCCAATGAAAGTCCTAAATCTCTTGATAAAGCTGCCATATACCAAAGTACATCACCAATCTCTTTACCAATCTCTTTATTTAATTCTGGTGTAAATTTACCATCATTATCCCTAAGTACTTTTTTAACTTTACCTAGTACTTCACCTGCTTCATTTGCTAATCCAAGACTTGGGTAGATTATTACACTACCCTCACCATATATTGCTGTCTTTACTGCTTGTTCTTGATATTCTTGAAAATTCATTATTTTTTATTATTTAATTTTTCTATATTGATAAGACCTTCTTTTAATAATAAAAATTCTTCATAAGTATATAAATTAGATCTTGTATTATTACATTTCCAACAACATACTATTTTATTGGACAGCTTCCGTTATCACAATCTAATATATCAAAATCAGACTCTTTAATTTCAACTGTTGTTATAGGTTTTGTATTTTTAATCATAGTATTATATTCAACTTCTGTTATTGTTTCATAAGGAGCTTGTTTAAAACCATGACCATGGTACAATAGAAAAGATAAAGTTTTAAAATTTTCACTATAATTTGTTTTTAAATATTGTTTAATATCCTCTAAATCTTCTTTTTTATAATAAACTGTACAACTTACAGAATTATCCGACCATTCAGCTTGCATTCTTCTAACCATTTCCAATTGTTCCTTCCATGTATAATCAGAAGCTATTGGTGTTGATTTCGGAAGCTTACAGGGAAAAGATACAACCATTGTTGATTTATCTTCAGAACCGTCAAAATTAAATAATGGTTCTATATCATAACCATGTGATTTACATACTAATAATAAAGGCGAACTTGAGGATATTCTTATTCTTCTTATATAGTATGGTCCTGCTGGATTTGGATGTACACCAGGAGTTACCCCAGCTAATAAACTTAAAGTTCCTGAAGGTTTTACAGTTGTTAATTTTATACTTATTGGAAAATTATTTTCACAAGAATATTTTTTATCATATTCTCTTAACCATTTATAAGCATCTTTTAACCAACTTCTTTGTTCTTCAGTTGCTTGTAATATACCAGTCATACCTATACCCATACGCATATTAGAATTTACAATATGCTCAGTTTCTTTTAATGAGCATTTTAAAGATAAACTGTGCTTATTAACTCTATAAGTTAATGATAATATCTTATATAACTCATCTATTGAATTTATATTTGGTAAATATATTTCACTTAAACAACAAGTTTCATAATTATTTAAAGATTGTTCTGCACAAGGATTAAATACTACAACATTAGGATCTGGAAATTGAAATTCTCCAGTTCTTCCACATTTTCTTGATAAATTAAGATTTATCAAACCATATGGTTCACCTTGTTCATAAGTATCCCAAAATTCTTTTATTAATAATGAAGAATCATCACAAGCTACTGAATTATTAGACATTGCTCTCCAGTTAGGTATTGATCCTAAATCCCAACGTTTAGCTTTTAAAAATTCTACATCATCATAATCTCCAATTGCTATTTGAGCAGATCTTCTAACATTTCCACTAACTACTATAAAGCCTATAATATTCATTATATCTAAACAATCTATAGGTTTAATTTTTTGATTACTTCTATTGTTTAGAATTTTAGATATTTCAGATATTCCCCAACATAATTCTTCAGGACCTGATGCAGATCCTCCAAAACTTTTTATAGGAGTTCCTTTACTTCTTATTAATTGAGTACTATATGTAAATCCTTCACCACTGTAAAAATGTGATTTTAAAACTTTACCTAATAATTTAACCCAACCTTCTCGAGTATCTGGTACAATATAATCAGCATCTTTGGTATCTAATCTTTCAATTTTAACTTTATTTTTTACTTTCGGTATTTGATATACAAACTCTTTTTGTATATTATAACCAACTCCTGAACCAAGCATTAACATTTCAAAAGCCCAGGTAAAAGGTCTTATCGGATGATCAACAACAACACCTGCACAATTTTGTAAACTTGGTAAACCTAGTTTATCAACTGTTTTGGTTCCTAATTGCCACATAAATCTACCAGCTACAGACCATTTTAAAGACATTCTAGTATCATAATAATAGTCTTTTTCTTCTTTTGTAAAATTAATTTTTAATTGTTTTTCACAAGCATTAATTTCACGTTTTACAACATCACTAAACTCTTCTGTTGGAGAATCAGGTAATTCTGGTTTTAAACGTCTAGCATATGTTCGTTTAAAAGTTATATAACCTATTTCTCCCCATGGAGTTCTATTACTTAATTCCATATAACCTCTTTGCCTTTTCTTTTGTTAATTCTTTTGTTGTACAATATAATTCAAGATCCATATCTGGTATACTCATCACCTCACCATTTGGTAAATCTTTAATATCACAACCACTCTTTTCTGCTCTGAACTTCTTAGCTTGAAAGCTAGGATGTACAGCATCAATCATCATTATTGCTTTACCATTACCAGATACTCTACCATGAACATCCATTAGTTCTTCTTTATAATTTTCATCAAATAAAGTATATCTACCTATTTTAAAATTATTATAATTACTCTTGTGAACTTCTGGAATAGATAATATGACAACTACTTCTTTTTCATCATCATCATAATTCATTGATTCAAATTCTACATGATTTTGTAAAACTTGAATACATTCTTTTAAATCTTCACTATCTGTATTTTCAAAACACAATACTAATTTAGGTTTAGTTACATCTATCAAATATGATGATATAAACTCATTAGGATAAAAATCCTTATTAAAACCTAACATTGGTAATAGAAATATAGTAGTGTAATTTAATTTTACTTTTTCCTGTTCTATATATTCTTTCCTTCTACTCAAAACAATTCCTCCGCACTATTTACTTTAGAGATATTTGGAATTTGAAATCCTTCATAATTATCTAAAATTTTAAGAGAAATATAGTTTTTGTAAAATTGTTTTATTCCTTCATATTCCCCAAAATGTTGAATATAATTTTTTATTATTCTTGCAGGTGGACATTTACTGTCTTCCATAATAGCTTTAGCAGCTACTTCACCTTTTCCTGGGATTCCTTTAATATTATCACCAGACTGACCAACTATCATATCTGACCAAAACTTATGATAAGCTTCTTCTTTAGATACGATAATCCATTCATTTTTTCTCCAGTTATAGTGTTTACCTTCTAAAGATAGTAAATCTTTATCTATGGCACATATAAATGAATTTGGTAATTGTAATCTAGTTATGTTAACCGCATCATCAACTTCTATATTGTTTACTTCAGTTGCAAACCAATGATTTATCAAGTATTCTTTGACAGCTTTCCACCAATGTGGAGATTCTTTTGGTCGATTAGCTTTGTAATCTGAGTTAGTTACATATCTAAAATTACCTTTACCTTTAATATATGCAATATAAGAATCTGCTTCAGATAACTTCAGTATAGAGCTCATTATATGATCTGCAGAACCATACATTTCACCTATTGATTTTTCAATATAAACAAATTTCCCATTTTCTTTAATAGGAATTCCATTATCATCTAAAATCTTATTAGGATGAGCTATACTAAATGCTACCGAATCTAGATCAATTACTGCTGTTTTAGACTCCATAGTTTAATTCTAATATTCTTACTTGCTTTTTAGCCCTTTTTAAGCGTTTTTGCGCACTTAATTTGGTTAAATCACAATTAGTTTCAATATGATCAATTAGAATAATCAGGCTATCTTTACACTCTTTTATAACACTTATTGGTACTTTGTACATTTGTATAAAACGGTTTATCTTGTATTACTATGATAGTATCTTTTGGTAAATATTTGGTTTTATCAATATCTGCGTGTTTTTTATTATTTGCACACACTGACATTATAAAAACAATTACTACAATTACTAATATAAAAATACTAGCTGTTATCTGATCTTTTGATGGCTTTCTCATCTTTATTTTTCGTTTTTAAATATTCAATAAATAGTTCCAAATCTTTAATTGTTCTAACTGTATGAAATTCAAAATCTAAACGATTTATTGTTAAATATCGTTTGAATAATTTAGCTCTTAATGGATAGCTTTCATTGGCAAATCCTTTAATTTCTAATATTATTCTACGATCTTTATCTATGAAATCTGGTGTAAAAGTGATAGGTCTAACCTTTTCACCCCTATATTCAAATTTCTCAATAATTGTATAAGTTTCAACTTCATATTCAAAATTAAAGCCTTCTTCTTTTAAGCGTTGATATGATTTAGCTTCCAATTTACTTCTAAATCGTATACCATCATATTCAACCCTTGTTGCATTCTTTACTTTAACATTAGGCTTATCTTCATTCACCCATTTCAACTTCCCATTAACAAGCTTCCTGCGCATTATTATTTAATTTTAACTGTTTAATCCAGAAATTTAAATCTGTTACATATTTAGGTTGCATTTTATACCTATTAGGTATACTGCTAACTACTATTCCAACACAATCTGTTGAATTTATATTTACAGATTCTATTAATTGAAAATCGTCAGATAAGTAAATATTAATACCATAATCTTCTATTGTTTGTACAATATCTGCATCAGTAGAAACCATAAATACATTATTTAGATCAAAATCTAAACCAAATGAATTTACAACAGAATCTATATAAGCAGTATCTGTATTAGTAGTAATTAAGTATGTTTCAATTTCCTCATCTTCAACTAGTGTTTCTCTAATTAAATCTCTGAATGTTTGATAATCCCAACTTGAATCAGGATTGAATCCTATTTTTATCTTCCCCATTAATCTCCTTTTTTATATACTTCTTATTTTTTAATTTCCAAAGTTTTAACTCTTCACATAACAATTGTACATGAGTTTCTAGTTCTTTATCCTTTAATAGTGTCATTTAATAGAGTTTTTAGTATTTCTTTTGCATTATCTAAACCTACTTTAGATATTAATGCACTAATATCTTTTGAATCATATTCTAAAGGAATCATTATAGATTTTAAATTATATATTTCACATAAATTTGCAGAGGCTTTAATACCTGCGTCATCATTATCATAAAATATTACAATTTTATCAAATCTTTTTATTAATTTATTATATAATTCTTTTTTTAATTTATTAGACTCTCCTTGGAGAGATATTGCACTATAGCCCAATAATCTACATGAAATTACATCTTTTAAAGACTTTGTAATTATTAATAAATCATCAAATAATGGTAATTGATCATATCCTTCAATACAATCAGCATCACCACTGAATAACCATTTATCTTTTTTCTCAGCTAAAGGTCTATATATTTTATAAACATATTTACCATTTAACTCGAATCTATAAGCATATATTGGATTTGTAAGAGTACTTTTATATGCAATAGTACCGGTTTCCTTTGTTAAATATACATATTCACAAGGTATTACTTCATATGAATCTAACCATTCAAATGTTATACCATATTGCTTAAACCAATATTTATAATCTGTTAGGTTCCATTGTCTAGAAACTATTGATATTACAGGTTTAAATTTAGGCTTTTTTGTTGTTTTTTCAATACCAATTATAAAATTTGGACTTATACTAGTTTTATTTTTAATTATACCAAAATCTAAACAAACTACGTTAATAGCTTCTTTAAAAGTATAGTTATATTTATGCATAATATAAGAAAAACAGTTGAAACAATGTGACGGTTCTCCAAAATCTTTGTATAATAATGTATTATCTTTAGTTTGGAATATTCTACAATCTGGATTACTATCGTTATATAATTCTGAACAAAATGGTTTATTTATTTCATCAAAATTTTTACAATATTTTTTAAATATATCGTACTCTGAGCAAACCTCAAATATCTCCTTAACATCTACATCTGGTATTATATTATTTGCTGAAAACATAATATGTAAAAGGACACGGAGATTAATTCCCCGTGACCTTGCTCCAAAATTTTAGTTAATATTAAAACGGTAAATCATCAGCTTTTTTAGCTGTAGTAGGCTCTGTAGAGTCTGCTTGTGGCAAACGACTTACATAATACTGATTGTTTGGATCCCATACTAAACGGGTACCACCAACTGCTTCAGTAGTATATAACTCAATTGCAAATTTACCTGGTTGATATTCACGTGAACTAAATAATCCACGGAACGGTTTATTTAAAATTGTTGATTTTAAATTGCTAACCAATTCTGTTTCATCTTTAGCTTTAAGAACAGCTTGCGCCTCTTCTAAGCTTTTACCTGTTGCTGACATAATAATATTCAACAATGATTTAGCTGAAACTTTCCAACCTGTTGTTTTATTTCCTGGTTTTAATTCATCATTCAAAGACAAACGCTTAGATTGTCCCTCTTGACCATTTTCATTTAAGGTTTTAAGGCTTAAACTTTTACTATTGTAAACTTCATTTACATTTAAAATAACATCAGTGATAACCACTTTTTCAGAGATTCCTGCTGATTGATATTTACTCCCATTCCCCACTTTAACATCTTCTGCTGTAAACATAATTTTTCTTTTTTATTTATTTTATTATTCAATATAAATCTTATCCCAGTTTGTTTTAAGAGTACCATCTTCTTGCATTTCTGCAATAACGATTTGTTGGTTCTTAAGGTGATCAGGACGCGCACCACATATAATTGTATCACTGGTTTGAAAATTCAAAACAGTTTTATTTTCTTCTCTAGTCATATATGCTATTGCATCAGCATTAGCACAAATTAACGACTTTATCTTACCTGTTAAATCAACATCTGCAGCGTTAACTTCTTTTCCTTTAATTTCAATTTGTCTATCTTTCAAATGTCCTAATAGGATTATATTATCCGCAAGGGTATCAATATAATCTAGAACACTAAAGAAAGCTTCCCTAAGATAACCGTAACCAGCACCATTTGGTAGTGTTAGTACGTTATCACCTGTAAATGATCTTCCCATTGGAGTTTCACGGTACAATTTTAAAGCTAATGGTTTAACCATATCTTCCATTGCTGTAACGGTATCTATAGCAACATATTTATATGGTCTACCGGCTTCTAATATTTTAGTACCATAAGCTCTCAAATCTGAAAGATTATTTATTTTCACTTTTAATGCGTCTGTATAATCAGACCCATTTTCCATATCCAAAATCAAACAATTATCTAATCCTGCTAAAGCGGTTGTTTTACCAACTTTAGGTTTTGAATAAATAATCAATCGTTTTGGATTTTTTCTACTAGCTGCTACCTTTTTGGTAGGTAATACTAATTCAACTGCACTCATCTATCTATTTGTTAGTGTTATTATTTTTTGCACATATGCTTGATTCATTTCATTGTATTTTGGTAATTCTTCAAAATAACCAGATTCTGCTTGAAATAATAAACCAATAGAGATATTATCTCTACTTAATCTATTCTTTACAACTTTTAAAGATCTAAATCTATCTCTTAAATTATAAGGAGCTCCTGGTTTATTAATGTTATATCCTAGATATGATTCTATATCCATTTTATAAGCATTCATTAAACCTAGAACTATATCAGCATCAGTATATGGATTTGTTGAATCTTTAAAATCACTTTGTTGAGGACTAATATCAACACCTTTGAATTTAGCTCTATCTATACTATTCAATCCTTGATTAAACTGTTGTAACCATATAAAAGTAATTTTAAATAAGTTTCTCAAACGTACAGAGTACTCTGAAATCTTATCTAAATTCTCTTTTAAACTGAACATTTTACCATCCCTAGACTCTAGTCTAAGCAATGCTAAATGGTCACCTACAACAATATTATACTCATCTGGATTGTTTGGTATATACTTAACAATTCTCTTTTGTTTAACATTATTCTCATCAATGTAACTTTCATATTCAAAAGTACCTCTACCTTCCATATGCATCCATATATTCTTATAGATACCTGTAGGGTTAGTAGCTTCCCAAATCCAATTTATTTTATTCCATAGTTTTTCAAGCTCTGGAATTTCTTTATCTACGATTCTTTGTTCCTCTGTATTTAATCTGAAATCTCCTAATCCTTTGATTTTTTCAGGTTCAATAATTATTCCATATTTATTGAATATCATTACTGATAACCAATTACATTTCTTAGTTATTTCATCTATTTCCAAAGAATAGTAAAATATATTTATAGGTATTCCTTTAGATTCCGCATCTGTAATTGCATTTATTAGCATAAAATCTACAAGTGTGGTTTTAGCCGCACCTGATAATCCACCAATTAATGTATAGCATCCTCTTTGTATACCGAAAATATACTTATTTATTCGATCTAAACCATTATCTAGTCCTTGATACTTACCATTTAGTCCTTCTTGTATTCTTTCTTTAAATGTCATTATATTTGATTATATGTATCTGCTTCTATAGTATTTGTATTTTTTGCTTCTTCCAAATAACTTTCAAAATTTCGTTGATTTAACCAAGTTGGTAACAATTGAATATATTGTAATCTACCATCATCAGTTAAGTCCTTAACATATAACTTAACGCATTTAATGATCAATTCATGATCTTGTTCATCCTTAATTATGGATTTATATTTTTTAGCACAACCTGCTAAATCTGTTTGTAAAGGTCTTCTTCCTACTTTCTTAGGATAAGCCTCTCTTAGCTCTTTGAAGTATCTAGAATGATCCAATTTATTTCGATAATTAAAATCAGTTAACGCTTTAGGTGTTAGCTTTAACTTATTAAAAGTTATATCTCCTTCAATTGGTTCAATGTATTTACTTTCAACTAACTTTAAAAAAACAGATTTATCTATTGTTCCACAATGTCTAACATACTCCTCAATGATAGTATTATCATCTTTGTGAATACATTCTAAAACAAACATGGCTTCAATAGATAAACCTGATCTAAATAATTTTTCCGTACTTATTTCTATTATATCAACTGACATTTTTCAACAATATTTCTCTATCTAAAATCTCCTCTTCTACTGTTGGTTCGAATAATTCTCTAATTTGCTCAATTGGTATTTTTAATCTAAACTCTATTAACAAATCTTTTCTTAACAATTCATAATTGGTATACTTCTTTTTACCATGTAAATCCTCTAATATATTTACATATGCTTGCAGTTCCGATAAATTTGTTACTGGTTTAATCATGATGCGGTATCCTCTACTATTTCACTGTTAGTAATTACAACATCTTCAGCTTTTGAAGATTTAACTAAGTTATTAGAATCTAGCTCATATTCTTTTTGAACTTTTTTCATATGTGCAAGTAAGATAACTCCAAAATCTCTAAATTTAATATAATCAGTATTTTGTTTTCTCTTAGCTTGTGATAAATTAATAAGTTTTGTCAAATTTTTAATGAGTGATTTTGGTGGAGTACCTTCATGCTTAGTCATTATATACGCGTTTAATTTGTATAAACCTTCGTATAAACCATTCATTGGTTTTTTAATGAATATTTTAACATCTCCATTTTTTAAACATTTTTCAATGTTTATAGCTGTCATTGTGTTATGATTACTTAAATTAGTAACCCAATTTGCAAGAACATCTGTTTTATAATCCGTTAATACCAATACATCATTCTTTTTAAATGTATTACCGATACTAGGATTAACAACAATTAGCATAAAATGATGAGCTGTCATATCGTTTATAGCAATATGTTTATAGGGAAATTCGTAACAATTAGCTTGTATAAATCGACCATATGCATCTCCTACAGTTATACCTTCGGAATTATCATTTTTCTTTAAGGTAGTAGCAATTTGACAAGCAGGAGCCGTTTGAGAAGGTGCAATATTACTTCTGTTATTTCTTCCATAATACTCCTCCAATTCTTCATCTGTCATTTGAACATTCAATCCTGTATTTACAGTATTAGTTGCAGATGAACCACCTCTGTCAAAAACATAGGATTTATAACCACCATTTGAATGAAAATATCCATCTTCTTCTTTGAAATCACCTATCAAAACCATATCTCTTTTTGGAAAAAGAAATGCTAATTTGTTACTATTTAAAATAGGTTCAAACATTTTATGAAATTGTTTAGGATCTCTTGTAAGAAGATTTAAAATTTCAGGTACCGCAATAAATGATTTCACAAAATGGTAAGTATCATTGTAATCTGATGTATGATCAGAAAATCTGTAAAATACTCCATTATGAGCCATCGTTGGTGTTTTAAGTGAACCTTTTATAGTTTGTAAAACACTATCTGTTTCAGATACTGCAAAAGGATGCATATTAATATCATTCCTTAAACCTGATGTACCAATTCTATGATGAATAATTAATTCATCATTTTCTGTTAATTTTAATTTATCAATTTCACTAATAATATCTGCAGGAGTATTAAATCCTTTATGAATATTAATTAATGTTTGACCATCACGTTTATATGAAAATCCACTACCATGCGTATTACTACGCATTCCATTCTCAATAAATGATTTTAAATCAACACCTCGTTTTTTGGTTCCTTTAGGAGCCGCTGTAATTAAACACATAGTTATTCTTTAATTAGTTCTTTAATTGTTTTTTTAACATTATCATCTACATCATCTGCATCTTCCTCAGATGAGGAAAATTTAGCTTGTCTAGTTTTGAAATATAATTTCAAGCTACTAGATTTTTTAGGATAAATTTTATTTAAAATATCAGAAATTGTAATACCTGGTTTAATCAATGATGGATATCTTTCAGTAAATGCTACAATAGCCATAAACAACAATATCCAATTTCTAATTTTATTAAAATTAGTTGTACCAGAATGATTTCGGATTTCCAGCGAATAACTTTTATTACCTCTAGTATTAAACATTGCAGGTACATAATTCAACCAACAATATCTAGGAGTTTCATGATTATAACCACATTTAGCTCCTAAAGGATGTTGTTTATCCTTATTATAATTAAAATCAGGATTATGAGCTCTATCATATGAAATATATTTAAAGAGTTTATTATAATCCTTTTCTAGTTTAAAGTTATCTTTAGAATTATCTAAATGAACTTGTAAATCTAAATCTTTTAATTTTCTACAATATCTATTACCTCTTCTTGATTTAGGTAAATAGCTAAATAATTCATCCTCAATAAGTAATGCTAAAACATACGAATTAACTAAAAATTGATTTGTAAAATCAATATTACCTAAATGAACATGTACACCACAAGTGTGATTAATTCGGCAATTTTTTAATTCTAAACAAATATCTTGTAAATGTCTAAAACCAGTATCACCTTTTAAAATACCTGTTACATACTCTGGTCCACCTTCACCTGCATTAATTGAACCATCTCTAACACAAGATAAATTTAATTTATTATGTGCTAAATAAGATGGTATAAATCCATTACAAACTTCAATTTCAACACCCATGGTGTATTTTAATCCTTCAGTTATTGTAAAGGTAGGTGAATTAATACCAAATTTAAATGAATTTTGAATATTTTCACCTAATTTTTTAAATTTACTCTTAAACTGTGGATAAAATTTAGTTGCTGACATACCAGGTTCTTTTCTAGTAATATCTACAAATAAATCATTACATGTGGATAATTTAAATAATTCTTTTGGTATTGCAGAATCACTTAAAAATCTATGTTCAAATCCATATTTTTCAGAGTAAAGTAAAGGTAAAAATTCTAAAAATTCACTATGTACAGGTACATATGTAAATAAAGGTTTATCATTGTGAAATTGTACAGATTCTACAACGGATGTACAGTTACTTTTGTGTTTTTCTTTTTTAGTAAAAGCACAAATAACAATATCTTTATGATCTTTTTCATAAAATTCACCTTTGAAACTAACAGCATCAGAATATTTAATTTTTTTACCTGTAACAGTTATTACAATAGTATCTTTATTAAATCCTTCATTTTTCTCAATAATAGGATTACCTGTTACCATATTAACACCTCCGAAGTTTGTCCATCTAAATTGAGTTGATTCTACCGGTGCTTCAGTAAGTATATCATCTGAATTTGGAAGTGAAGGTGTTTCTGTTAACGTATCTACTAAACTAGTAGTATTATTATTTACAACAGTTGTACCACCATTTGCTAATAATGCTTCACGTTCTCTTTGTAATCTTTCAGAATTTGCTAAAGCTTCTTCACGTATTTGTTGTAGAGTTGATTCCGGTACAACTCTATTACTTCTTCTATTTAATGGCATTATTCTTCTTTTATTTGATTACTTTCACTTGGAATATTTAAAAATGTACTTTTCATCATCCAATTATCAGTTAGAATTTGACATTTATTTAATAATTTTTCTAATACAAAACTATTGGGAAACATTTCTTTAATATCATTTAAGACATCGTTAACTGAGTTTATGGTAAAATCACCAAGCTCCATTAATGTTTCTGTTTTAGTGTTATCAACTTCTTTTTTATAAATCTCTAAATCTGAAAATTTTCTGTGTTCAATAACATTAGAATTTTCATTTTGAAATAAAACAATTTGATTGTTGTTATTAGTATTATCAGTTTTGTCTTCTAACTCTTTTATTTTTTGAAAGTATAATTCATTATACAATTCAATATCTTTAGGATATGCATAATAGATAGCATCTATATCAACAGTTCCTGATTTACCAGTAATAATATCGGTAATACTATAATCACCAAGATCAGTTACACCGTTAACTTTACACAAAGTACCTTTATCACAAAATTTACCTTTTTTACCATTATATGATAAATCATATCTGACAAAAACATGTACATTTGCTTCAATAATACCTATTGAGTTACTAAAACAATGTAAAGGAACACTAATTTTCTTACCGGTATTACCGATAATAGAAATTTCATGTGCTATATCACCTGTACCTACTACTAAATAACCAAAACCGTATGTTACTTCATCTTTAAGTTTTGGATTATTACCCATCATTGTATCACACTGTAATGAAATTCCAAGTAATGTTGTAATAGGAGCATTAAATAATGTAATACGTTGGTGTTTTAAACCATTTGAGTATACATATATGCTAGGAGTTATAGAAGTACCAGTGCTTGCAGGTCTTGCAGGCTCAATATTACGTTTAACCAACCATTGATTTTTTACAAATCCATCTTCAATTTCATAAAGAAAATTCTCTTTAAATTCTTTAACATCTGAACAACCTATTAATTTTAAAGAATTTGGTGTTGAAGAAATATACATTCCTTCTTCAAATTTACCTCTATATAATGGTCTATCAGAATTTCTATAACAATACATTTTACCTGTTGTTGTATCAGTGTAAACAATTGCACAGGCTCCTTTAATTTTACTCAATGGAGTTTTATTTTGATATTTATTGATAAGTGCTGTTAAAATATTACTATCAACCTCAAAATCTGAAGATTTAAGATCATTTTCTCTACATAAATCAAAGTGATTTTGCAAAGTACCATTCATAACTAAAACAATGTTTCCATGTTTAAATGGATGCGCATTTTTTTCAGTTTTAGCTCCTGATGTTGCATGTCTAACATGCCCAATAAACATTCCTTTACCTTCAATTTTAAAGTCTTTGTTAGACATAACTGTTTCAGGTAATCCTAATTTCTTAACAATACCTGCATTTGGTGTATAGTAACCAAGAGAGTCTTTACCTCTCTCCTGGTTCATATATAACAAAAGTTTAATTTTATCATCGTTTAATAGTGAATCTTTTGGACCACTATATGCGGCTATTCCACACATATTTTCTTAATTTAAGATTTAACTAATTTATTAGAATTTTCTAAAATACATACTCCAAGTTCTTTATACTCATTAACTAATTCTGTTGCTTGTTTAGCATCTTTACTGTTAATTGTATCTATAACTTTATACCATGAACGAAATTCTCTAAATTTAGGACTATTTACAAATTCTAAAGCTTTAATAGTTTGGTTATAAGCCCAACGCATTAATTCTTCAGAACTAAATATATAGTTTGAGGTTACGCGATATTCAACACCATGATTTTGATGTCTAAACGCACCTGCTTTACCATACATTTCCTTACGCTTATTTTCAGGTTCCATTAATACTAATGGTACACTTAAAAATAAATCCATAGCTCTAATGATTTGCATATTTGTATGATAGTTATGATTTTCATAACCTACATGTATATGTCCACCAGAACATCTCCAAGGAGTTTTGGTATTACCTACTGTATTAGGAGTACCTGATTCATGAGCATTATAATCTGGATCACAACCAAATCGTTGTGCTCGCTCATCTAATAAATTTTGCTCTTCAAAACGTGCTGATGGGAAAATAACCATTTTCAAGTTATTCTTTTCAGCAATTTCTTCTTTAATATATTTTTGAACAAAAAGATTGTGTTTTACAAATTCTTCAACATTTTTTGATGGTGGTACACCATATTCAACCATGACATTATCACATTGAATATTATGACCTTCCTTACCAATTGGTGTTGGATTGTTCTTATCTCCTTCCATCACAAAGAATGATGGAACATACTCACCTGTTTCATTACTTTTTAAAAATAATTCAGGATCACAACCTATTGTAACTTTTTCAGTATCAATTTTAACTAAACCGTTGTTGTTAATTTTAATCTTCATAATAACTTCTAAATTTTCTTCAATTTCTTGATAACTTTTTATATTCTTTGTAAAAACTCCAACAACATTTGTTGAATTTGGATTGAAAAAAAGTTTATCAACTGTCCAACCAGTTTTCAATAATAACATTGTATTTGCTAAATGAGGTTTTAACTCATCTACAGGTCCATTTTTTGAACTATTGTATCCTTTAAAATAAGCATCTGTACATGTTATTAAAGCAGCTGCTTGATATCTTGCAAGATCTTCTTTAAAGTATTGTAAGAGCGTTCCTAATTTTCTGTTTTGAATATTATAATCTAATTTTGTTAATGAACTACTTAAAGCTCCACAACAATCATTTTGACCATAAATTAAAAATGAAAATAATTCTGCAACATGTTCATTTTTCTCATCTTCTTCAAAATCAGTTTCACCACTTTTACTTATAAATTTATGATAATTTTCAATAGTTGTACTATACTCAATTTTTAAACAACCTTTGTGAGGAGAAATCATACATAAGCTTCTATTTGAATCTGCTACATGACCTTCTTCACCATCTTTTATAAATTCAATTTTATGATTACCATCTTTATCTTGATATTTTAAATTGTAAACAATTAATTTACCAGTAAACCCATATATTTGTTGAAAATAAGCATCTAGAATACTACTCCAATGTTTATAAACATCTCCTCTATTTGCATATTTATGGTATAATTTAAATTTAAATTCTTCTATTCTCATACTTTCTCTTTAAAATCAATGGAATTTGTTCAATATATTTAACAGCTGTAATTTCACCAAATGATGGTGCACTACAAGATTCAATAACAATCCATTCAGGATTAGTTCTTTTAATTCCTTTAGAATCAGCTGAACTTTGAACTTTAACATCAAATGCTCCAATATCTAAACCTGTAGAATTTAAAGCTGAAACACAATCTCTAACGATTGAATTCCAATTTACCGGTTTATCAAAAGAAGGATTATTCTCAACTATCCAAACACAATTATCATCATGTCTTTGCCAAGAATTACTCTCATCCGCATCTCTTTTTAACATTTTTCTACAAGTATAGAAACAACCTTCATTGGTTACATGTATTCTATATTCTCTTGTATAACTATAAAAACGTTCAAATATGTAACTTGATAATGTTTTATCGCGTAACCAGTTACTTAATTCACCTTGGTTATTAAGTTTATAATTACCTGTGCCTCTTGAACCATGAACATGCTTAGCTATAATAGGGTATGGTAAATCTGTAATTGCAGTTGTACCTTCAGTACCACCACCTTTACAAATAAATCTTCCACCTTCATAAACATACCATTGCGGAGTTCTAACTCCTGCATTGGTAAAACAACGTTTCATTAATAATTTACTCGAGCTATTTTTAACAGCTTGAACGCTATTGCATTCAACTCTGTTACCACCTAATGCTACTACATCACTTTCAATAGTTGTAGAACCTAATCTAACAACACTTCTGAATGGAAGTAATGGTAGTTTAGTTCTTAAAGGATTGTGTGATGGATGTCTAGATCTAACTTTAGGTCTAAACATTGATATTTTCTTAATAGAAGTAGCGGCTTTCTTCACCGCTACTTTTTTAACTGTTTTTCTAGCTACTAATGTTCTCATATTAGATTTTTTTAGCCCACTGTTTAGTTTCTACAGAATATACGATTCTACGACTACCAGATGGTGAAATTTGTATAATGTTTCTACCTGTATTTTCAAATTTAACAGAGTCAATAGTTAAAGAACTACCACCTAATGTTTTAATTTTACAACCTTTAGGAAACTTAATTTTAGCTTGCTTTAATAAAGATGGACTAAAGAATTCATTAGATACTCTAGCTGTTACTCCAGCATCGTTTGTTATTTCAATAGTACCTGCTTGTGAACCTGTACCTAAAGATACTACATTATATTGAAAATCTTTAGTAATTTTCAAACCTGTATTTGTAGAATTACAAATGATATAATCACCAACTTCAATATCAACAAGTGGTATTTTAGCAACCGGTTTGATAGTTAATGCTTTATTAATCATTTCTATCCAAGAAGCACGTGTTAAATTATACTCATCTTGTTGTTCTTCGTGTGATAATCTATATTGTCCATTATTCCACCATACGCGTTTATTGATTTGTCCACATCTTAAAGTACCAACAAATGATAATGAACCAGTTGTTGAATGTTTCTTGTATAAAATGTTAGCAACATCTGCCAATGTACATTCTGGATAATATGCTCTACAGATTTTAAAGATATCACCTAAAGATCTACGTCTACCGTGAGTTGTTTGTATTTGACCTTCGCGAGTACCTGTAGAATATACAGTATTATATGCAATATTAGCATTTCTAAGAAAATTAACTAAAAATTGCTCTAAATTCATAGTACCATCATGATTATATCGTTCAAGTTTTAATTTTGAAATATAATCACTTTTTACAATTTGATCTTCTATAGCTTGTAATTCCGGAGTATTAGAAATACTTCCATTAGCACTTGCTTTAGGTGTAGATGGTATTACTGTAACTGTAGGTGTGGGTACATATATTCGGTATTGTTCTAACGAATACCATGCATGACTATTTTCACCAACAAAATATACTTTATTTACAATTGTTTTAAATTTTGCAATAACTAAAGTACGTGTTATATCATTATTAGTATCACTACTAATAATTACTCGATCACCTCTTTTAAAAGTTAAATTATTATCGGTTAATTTAATTTTCTGAATCATAACATCATTATGTGTTAGAAAATCATAAATTCCTTTATTATCATTACCATTTACATAATTACCAGTTCTTTCATTAACCTCATATAATAATGTTCCAACAGCTATTGCTATTATTTTAAATTGTGCCATAATATTTATTAAATTACTTTAAATTTGTTTATATTGTATAATTTTTCATTGTTATTTTTATCAAGAAATATAGCAAACTTTTTAGTTCCTAAATTCTTAACACCTACAGCTTTGACAACATCATTCTTTTTAAAAATAGTATGTTTATCATCAATAACTTTCACGTTCATATTTGGTTTAATTACTCTATCTTTCTTTTCATTGTAACCATTAATATTAGGGTATACAATTTCAATATCGGATAAAATAAATCTTCTATTACCGTTAGGTAATCTTAGTATAATCGTATTTACTGGTTCTTCACTATTTTTAGATTTAACTCCTAATGATATTTCCAAAGCTTCAAATTCTTTATTTAAAACTTCTTTTTTCTCATTTGTAAATTTAAATATTCTACCAGAATCTATATAATTTCTAACTATAAACTTACAATTTTTTAATGATTTAACATCAAGCATTTGTAAAATTATAGAAGATTCTTCATCTTTAATTGGAATAAATTGTACCTCAGTTATAATTTTACCAGGTTTATAAGGATTTGGTGATTTTAATCTAATAAAATTAAAAAGAACAAGTCTTTTATTTTTACTATCATAAAATCCACTATTTCCTTGATATCTTACAGGTATATATTTAAATATTTTTAATAAATTATCAACTGTAATTTTAAAATCTTCACCAAATAACAACTTTAAATTATTACTTAATATACTACCAGCTTTTTCATCTTTACCGGCAGGAGCATCATTAAATGGATAATTCTTTAAATTTACAGATCTAACACTTCTTATTAGATTGTAACGTGCTAATGTTAAAGTTACTGAAGAAGTTACTGTGGAAAAATATCTATTTACTGATATATAATTACCATGTGTTATTAAATTGTTATGATGTTGAGTTAGTAATTCTCTTGTAAATTTATAATATTCTTCAAATACTAAAATTTCAATTGAATCTGCTCTAACATTATTTAATACTCCTCCGCTATTTATTGTAACTGTAATCTGACTAATACTTATTATTTCAACAACAGTTTGTGGAGTAAGTACTCTCATTATTCCTCCCAACTCATATGATACTGGTTGTAAAAGTCTACCTAAAATCATTTAAAATAATTTTAATTGTTTGTTTTCTATAACTTCTAATATTTTATTACACTCTTTAATATAGAAATTATAGTTTATATTGTAGTCATCTTTGTTAACATATTTATTAAATATAGTAACTTGATAACCTTTATTTATCACTTCATTAGTACCTTTTTTATAATTTTTAATAAAAGTACAACCTTTATTAGATATATAATATCTAACATTTTTTTGTTGATGTATACATTTTTCAACAGGGTTATTATTAACCATATCTACATAATGTATAGTACCATAACTATCTCTTCCAAACTTTTGTCTACCACAAAAATCATATATATTAGTATGATTTTTAATAGTATCCTCAACAGGTATACCTTTCACATAGTATTCACTTAGTGCATAAGGTATAATTTTAAAAGAATTATCTTTATGATATTCTTTATCAATTTCAAAAACTCCTTTATACTTAACTTTACCTTTAGTAGTTATAGCAGTATAATTATTAACATCTCTGATAATCATTTTACTGTATTCTGCATACTCAAGCTTAAGTTTAGTAATATCTTCCCATTTTTTACAAATATTTAATACTTCTTCATAATACTGTTTGTTAAATTTAATTGTTATACCATCTGTATTACTTTGGACAAAGAAAACATTTGGAATTTTAAGTAATTTATCAATTAATAAACTAATTAATAATTGACCATTTACTGTAATACTTAATAAGAACTTATTATCAAATAGGAAACTATTTTCATCTCCTGCTTTACCAAAACAACCGTTAAGCATTAATTTAAATGCTCCATTTCTAGGATCAGTTTTAGGAATATTACTTCTTTCAATATAGATACCGTTATATATTTTGTTAAAAGAATCTCCTAAATGCTCTGGTCTAAAATTGTTATTAACTGCTATATTTGGATAAAAACTTGATACATCAATATCTAATATCATATATTCATCATCTGATTCATATATTCCTGATTTAGCACATTGGTGAATACCACCTTGACCATATTCAAATATCTGGTCTTGTAGTATTAATCTGTTCTTAAAACCATTCTTTGTTTGAGTTATTATTGTTTGTTTGAATTGATTTAATAACATTCTGAGTTTATCATTCTCAAAATCTATATAATCTAAAATTATATCCTTAAAACGTATTTCTGAGCGATATGTGCGCATTTTACGCAAATCCCACATAGGAACCCCCATATCCTCAGAAAGTAGTTTTAAAAAGATATTTTCACCTATTTTAACATCATTCCAATTAGTCATTGGTAGGTTATAAATAGATTTTAAACTATTCCTTAGATTTACCTTATCTAAACTCTTTTTATAAAATTCATAAGTGGATAAAACATCATTTCTGTTGTATTCTATTATACCATCTATTTCAGATTCTTGTATATCAGTTCTTTTGTGATCAATAGGCATTTCCATAACATTTGGAAAATTCATAGCAATCTGTAAAGATTTTAACGATGTTCTTCTAGCTTTATTATCATAATGCCAAAGTTTATATAAATCTAATTGTTTTATTTTAACGTCTTTTAGAGGAATTGCAACAATAGTATTAAAACTTATCTTGTTTTGCTCCTCAATTATCATTTGAGCTTTATGATATATTAAATCAATTAGTGTTAAAGCATCTAAATCTGAGAAATTATCATACTGTACTATCATATAATGAAGTATAGGGTAATCGAAGTTTATATTATTAAACCCAATACCACCTTGACAATTTACTAAAAATTCAATTAATTTAACATAATCATTTCTACTTTTATGAATTATAAAATAAACCTCTTCTTGAGTATCTATATTAATACCATAAAATGAAAAAAATGATGCTATTGTTTCAATATCATAAACCCAAACCTTTCTGTCTATCACCATTTGTAGTTAATTCAGGATGTAAGTTAATTATTCGATATTCAAATAAAACTTTACTAGTTTCTTTAATTTTATTAAATCCTTCCATGATAATTGCTAGTTGTGAACTTGAACTAAGTTCATAATAAGCTTTCCAAGCACTCCATGTACCATGTGTTTCAGGATTAAATGTTCTTGAAGTATTGTAATCATTAAAATATCTACGTTGTATTTCAAATCTAACTCTACTCATCTTTATCAAGTATTGTATTGCTTGCTGGATATAACATACTAAACTGAAGTTGTGAAGTAACTGATGGATAGTTATTAACTATTCTAAATTCTTGAGTTAACATTGAACGATTTGCTACTGATTGACAATGTTCAAATATTTTACTTAAAGAATTAACAGAATGTATATCATGATAAGCTGTCCATTCTGTCCATTTATTACTTTGTCCTCTTGAATAACCTCTTAAATACGTAGAATCTTGAAAAATTCTACGCTCAACCATGAATCTACTCTTCTTCAATTGTTTTGGAAGCACCATCTGTTTCTGTTTTTTTAAGTTCACTTACTAAATGACCTTTAGCTGCTAATAAAGCATTTCTATCAGTACTGCTTAATTTTGATTCTTTATCAATCTTATCTAATTCATCAATAGATTTTAATTTATATTCTTCAAATTTATTAAAGAATCTATTTCTGATTTTCATGAAATCGTTATTTGATAACTTTCTAGAGTTTTTAAATCCGTTCATTTTAATTTATTCATTTTAATATTTATTTAGTGGTTAAAATAATAGTATGAGTAACTACTTAGAAAAGAGGCTTTACTAACCTATAAATAAGTTTAGTTACGTTACCTTTCATTACTCTACTATTATTACTTCTATCTGACAGAAGGTTTTGAGTATGTATTATTACTTATTAATAGAATTGTTCAATATTTACTTTACTAAAATCTATTTATAGTTACTTTTATTTTATACCCGATAGGATATAGTTTGTACTGTTTTTAATATTATTATACCCGAACGGTTATTCTACTACTCCATCGTTAAAGTGTCCTAAGTAAAGACAAGCATCATTATTAACACCAAACGAATATGCTAACATTAAATCATGCCCGCATTTAAAATAGTCTTTACTTAAAAGAACTATATTTCTCCACTCACTCGGTAAGCAACAATCGCCATTAACTCCTGCTACTCCATTTAAATACTTTACAAACTCAATAGGTTTTAGCTTCTTTTCTTCTTTAGGCTCTTGACCTAAAATTGTTACTTTTGTCATGTTTTCTATTTTTAAAGGCTCGAAGTCCTTTTGTTTATTTGTTATTTCTGCTTTCATTCTATTTTGTGTATTAGTTTAAATTCGATTTCCTTCAAAAGAAAATAAACACTTGCACGGCTATCATCAAGGGGATTGTGTTTTCTTAATCCATCAATTCCACCTTCGCCAAGCCCGAAACCGTTAGCACCAATACTACCTTAGTACTTCTAATTCAGATGCTACGTCATTCCAAAATCTTCTCGCATTATCATCCCCTGCAAATGGGGTTAATGTACTTAACAATTCTTCAACTGTAATCAAAGCAATTAATCTCAAAGTATCTATATCGTGTTCAAACCAACTATAATGCGCTCCTGCATATTCTTGGTATTGATATGAACTTGCTTTTTTTGCTTTTTCAATTAATTCCTTTGCTTTTTCTTGTGGTGTCATTTTGTTTATGTTTTATCGTTAATAATCCGTACTGGTGCTAACACAGTATTTGCACCATTAAAACGAGCGCAAATACCCGTCCGTTATGCCCCATTTAACAGAGCGTTTAACGAACCGTCAATATCCAATCTACCTCCCCACCATCCAAGACTAAACCAACCATCATTATTGTTGATAGTTCTTACAAAAATTATCTTCTCAACCTTATCATCAGAAACTTTTAAATCTGCTTTTACAAAGTAATCAGTTTCTTTTGCGTAAAGCCAATCACATTCTTCAACTTCTTCTTTCCAATCGTTTAAAGTTTCTTTATCTATTTCATTAAATGGAATAATTTCTGTTATAACCACTTCCATTCTTCGACTTGGTTTAATCTTCCCATCATCAAAGTAATTATACGTTTGACCCAAAACGGGGCATAACAGCACATTGCCAAAAGTGGGGGTTTCGTTTTTTAAATCAACATTTTCCATATTATCAAATTTTGTATTTCAATTAAATATTAGTGGTATAATGCCCCACCATCGGCAATCTGCAAACCGTTATGTTCAAGTTTTTGAAACTCTAACTAACAGATATAATTTCAATTTGAGAAGATTTATTCAAAATTACTTTATTAAAATATTTAGAAATAATCAAATCTTTAATATCATCAATTGTTGAGTATTCATCAATCCCATCTTTCTTCCAAAAAGTCATAGTGTAATTTTGATTATTTCTAAATTTATCACCACTCTTAACTGATACGTTTTTTAATTTTATTGCTACCATATTTTCAAATTTATTTGTTTCAAAAACCTAAACATAACAACAAATATAAGAAATAAATCTTACTTTGTCTATTTTTAATAAAAAGATTTACTTCTCATATTTGCAGCCGTTATGCACAAGTTTAAGACCGTGCCAACTTTGAGAGCCATTGCGAATAAATTTCAGTCGCTATGTTTGCTGTCATTACTGGAGGAACTGACATTCCAACTAAATAAGCTACGTGGAGGCTATCGGAGTCGAACCGATGTCTTATCACTATTCATTTATAAATTTCTACAAGTTTAGCTATTGTTTTTCTCCTATAGCAGGATATTATGCTTTGGATAACCAGCATTTACAGTTATATGCATCTTTTTATGAAAGAACATACTTTATAAACATTTTCCTAAATTAGGCTGCTAACTCTAACTCTACTGCTTTAGGAGCAGGTGTGAACTGAATCACTTTTGCAGAAGCTTTTTTTACAACAGCAAGAACATCTGCGATGCCTCCTACTTCGTTGGTTATTACACGGTTGTCATTTATGACTTTGAAAACATAGATTTAAGTGATAGTTAACATCTCACTACTTGCTTATTATAAACTTCAAGGTAATCAAGTGCCACTTAGCCCCCATAAGTAATCTCCTTTTACAGAGGTGATTAGTATACTGTTTCTGTTTAAAATCGAAAAACGGAAAATCTTAATTACTTGCTGAAGCAGTATTATCATTAGCTGATGATACTGTTAAAGTGTCATAATAATCTTTCTCAAGTTCATTGATATTCTCAACTCTTGAAACAATTTTTTTAAAAGCTTCATTGAATTCTTTTTGCTTGCTAATTTTTAATTTAGCTAACTTTTCTTCTTCAGCTTTAAACTCTTTATCTAAAAGAACTTTTTTATCCAGAATTGCAATCAAATCTATTTTGATATCAGCTTCTGCTTTTTCCTTACGTTCTTTCAAAAGACCTTCAACAATAGTGTTTACAGTATCTTTTTTAACTTTTTTAGTAGGATAGATATTCTTATCACCACCAACAATAGCAACTAAGGTTTTGATATTTTTATCAAATTCTTTAGCTACTTTATTATTATCTTCACTTTGGGTTTGTTGAGTTTCTGAGCTCATAATTAGTTTTAAAATTTAATATTAATAATTGATTGAAAACTTAGCTCTTTTTTAATTTCTGAAACTTCACTAAGAGCATCAATGTTAGTTTCATTTGGTTCTAAATCCTTAAAGTTAATATCTTTAACAAATTCATCAATATGTTTAAGATGAATATCTGCTAAAGACATAGTTGTAGTAGTAAAAATTACTCTAATATCAGAAATATAACTGTTAGAACTTATATGTATAATTAAGTTTTTTACAACTTGTTTAAATACATTTCTTCTGTTATAACCAATATGTTTATTAAGTAAACCTTTTAATACTGCTTCAACCTCACTATTAGATATTTTAGAACGTGGATTTTGTTTCCATCTGTATATTACCATATTTGTATGGTGTATACACTCTTTTAAATCATTCTTTGTCATGGAATGTAGTTATTAAGTACCATAGTGCTGTACAATCAACAATAATCAGTAATATAACATCTAAAATACCACTAGCAACAATGAAAGGATCTTTATGAACTATTGTTATTTGTTTAAATAAGAATATATTCAGTATGATTATAAGTACTAGCACTACTAGTATTATACTCTGTCTAGTTGATTTTTTCATAGTTTAATGAATAACTTCAAGTATTTCTTTAATAGCACCATATTCAGGATTTATAAACCCTGTTATTGTTTCAGTAATACTACTTGCAAAATAAACAATGCTAATTATAATAAATATACTAAATGCTACTATAAAAAATACTGCACCCATATCCCACATACCGTGACGATTATTAATACTTGCATCTATAAACCATTTTTTATTAAATTGTTTATATGATACGAATAGTATTAATATTCCTATCAAATATGTTACAATATTAACAATAGATTTTACATATTGTTGTTTTAATAATGTAGTATAAACACTATTCACACCTACTTCTAAAGCTGATGCTAAAGCACCAATACCTGATTTAATATCACAGTATACTTCTTTAAATGTTAATGATGCACTATCTGGTATTACAGAATCAACAAGCTCTTCAGTTTTCTGGAGAGTAGTATCTGTTTGTGTTGTGGCAAATGTAACTGTACTTAATAAAAATACAGCACTTAATAAGATTAATTTTTTCATATTTTCTAATTGTTTTAAATTAATACTAACTTTGTTTCTCAGGCATTTTAAATGAACTTACATTATAATTAATTTTCTTATCCTTAATAGGATGTTCATTAATTACTTTCTCAAGAGCATCTAAAAATCCTTCTACGTATAACAATCTGTCCATAACATCTTGTAATACTTGTTTCCTTTTATCTGGATCCATAATTAAGATTTTATTAGTTGTTCTGCAACTTCTTCACTTTTGGTTATAACATCTTCAATTGCAGAAATAACATTTGTTTTTGCTTGATCAATTGTTTTACCTTCTTGTGAATAATCATAAGATAATTTTTTAATATCGACTATATTTTTATACTTTTCAGGTATTTTTTGGTCGAGTATTTGAAAAATTACTTCATATGGAGTATTATTATACTCAATAACATCTCTAATTCTTGATGGTCTTTCAGTAAATCTAGTAGGTATTAATTCTAATTTATTTGTAATAAATATGAATAACGTATTATCTTTACTATTGTAACCATCTAAAAGATTAAGTAATACATTTTCTGTATACGAATCAATAAAATAATTTTCACATTCATCAATAATAAACATGATTGGTACATTTTTATCTTTACAATCTCTTCTAAGATCATTAATAATTCTTGGTAAATGATTAAATGCATTTCTACCAACAATTTCTAAAATAATAGAATCGTTTTCATTAGCTAATTTTTCAGCTAAATAAGATACAGATGCAGTTTTACCAGTACCTGGTTTACCATGAATTAAAATACCTTTTTTATTTAAATATTTTAAATCACTGTATAATTCTCTAAGTTTTGGATTAAAGAATGTTTCTATTGATTTTTTAATATTTTTGTATTCTTTAGATGCTAAAGGTTCTACAATTTTTTCAAATTGTTCTCGTCTTTCAAATATAACGCGTACCCCCATTATACTTTCAAGTATTAATAATTTATACCTTCCTGCTGGTAATGTTTCTAATTCTATTACAGAATCTGGTTTTTCATAAAATCCGTATTCTTTTTTATCTTTTGGGTTTTGTGTTATCATAATATGTTTTTTAAATTGTTTCTAAATAAATCCACCAAAATTATCTTCATCAGATATAGTTAAGGATTCTAATTCTTCATTTTCAAGTTTCTTATGAACTTTTTTAATTAATCTTCTTAATGGTTTATCTGTAAATTCCATATTCTTGTTAGAACTAATATCTATAGATAAATCATATAAATTAGCAGGCATTTCAGAGAATAAAACATGTTTAGCATATTTCATATTTTTTTTCTTAATATGTTTATATGCTTTTTCATAAAACGGTTTAATTAATATTAATTCAGAATTAATTATTGGTTCAGCTTTACTTGCTCTTAATTCATCCATACTTAAATAAGTTTAAAAGATTTATAATTACCTCTAGAAACATCATGTGCAATATCTTTACACATATTTTCAATTTCTATAGTTGTTTTTCTTTGTCCATCATTTTTTTGAAAAACTTTATCTGAAAAGTTAATTTTTTGAGTTGATTTCTCATTTAATTCAATAATCAATGTCATAGTTAGTTAGTTTTTTGTTTTTTACCTAAATTGTTTATAATTATTTCTGTTATTTTATAAGCTTTTACTTTCAAACGTAATTCAATTTGTTCATTTAATTTATCAATATTTGAAAGCTCTCTTTGTTGAAGTATTGGATTAATTTTATTTAACCAATATTCTTTATTTCTACCAAACCATTTGTTTTTAGATTTTAATAATGTTTCTTTAATAGACCATAATTGATTATCCGATAACTCTTCTAATTCAACTTTTTTATTATTCCATACCCATTTAGAATGGGAGTTTGTCTTCTTCAACATTTGTGTTTTCATATTCTTTAATTAAGTTTGGTAATATGTGAGTTTCAAATAATTCAGCTGATATTTCTTTATATTCTTTTTCTAAAACTTGACTAGTTGTAGAAACTTGAAAACTATAAAAATATTCTGGTATTCGTTTTAAATCATAATACGCATTATCTAACTGTGATCCATCTTGCCAAAATAATTTACTATATTTTCCTAAAATATTACTAAATTCTTTTGATCCTCTAATAAACCATTTATTAGGTATTACAATATCATCTTCAGTTTTAATTAATACTTTTTCATCTTTCTTATAGTTTTTAAATATTTTTAAAATTTGTTTTAATTCCATATCATCTAAAATATTAGATAATACTATTTCAATGTCTTTTAAGTCGTAAGTTTGTTCCATAAATTGTTTCTAAATTAATGTATAAATATAAGGTGATATGTTTCAACCACCTTATATTATACATATTACTAACCAAATAACTATGAACATGAAACATAGTTGTTGGGTATGGGGGATTCGAACCCCCACCCTACTATACTTTAATGAGCTTTGGAAACTCATCTTGCAAAAAGTATAATTGCTCTAGCCTGTGTTCCACTGGAACGTTGGAGCTAATACCCATATACCAATTACTCAGCTAATTTAGTAGCTTTTGCTGCTTCAGCTGAAACTTTAGTTTTTGATGAAATATCATCATACTTTGCAAGTTTTACATCTACTGCATTTTGATTTTCTGTGAAATATTCATTACGATATACTGGTTGTCCACCAGATGTAATTGTAACAAATTTGTCAGCAATTATTACACCATGTTCATCCTTAACAGGAGCTTGTAAAGGCTTTTGACCTTCATAGAATGGTGTTAATGAATCTTCTCTGATAATTTGACCAGCGTGAATGGATTGATTACCATATAAATCTTGTGCTTCTGCAAATGCTGCTGTTGTCATAGCAATTAATGTACTACGAACTTTAACAGCATTGTTATAAGCAAAACCTAAGTTTGCAGTGCGTTGTTCTACACGGATAAATCCATGTGTATTACCATGTTTGTCTTTTTTTGGTGTTACTCCATCAGCTTCCATAGCTTGAGTAAATACTTTTCCTGTTTTAAGGTTTGCGGTAATTTTTACAATTTTCATGATTTCTAAATTTTAATTGTTTATAATTTGTTTTTTAAATTGTTTTTTTTTGACTTTATGAGATAGTCTAACTCATGATTACAATAGAAATACAACCCTCACACGTAGATTGGGGATAACGATTAATAATCAATATTTTTATCTATTGTTGAGTTTATCTTGTAACTCATCAATTTGTTTTTGGCATTTTTTAAATTCTAATGGACGATTATTATCTTTGTAGAATAATAACCATGCAAATAAAATATCTAAATCTTTTCTTGTTTTATATTCTTTTTTAGTTACTACCGTAGCCATAATTATTTATAAATGGTGAATAATCTGTGATTTCTCTTGAATCACACTCAATATACTCAACAGCAAATACTGCTAAAGCTAAAGTAGTGGAAGCAATATCAGGTTTTCTTAACCCTAATTGCTCCCAATATACTTCTGGATCCATATTATTTCAAGTAATAATCAAATTCCTTCTTATATGTATTAAAGAATATACCACCTGCTAAACTAGCTTCTGCTACTTTATCTGTTGTAGATTCTAAATTAATATAACAAAAGTATTTAACCGGATTTAATATATCACAATAAGTATCAACACTTATTGCTTTTGATTTATAACCTTGCTTAGATACAATGATAATATATTCTTTATCATATTCTAATTGCAATTTTAAGGTTCGTTTTTGTTCAATTACTGATGTTATATTATCAGTAGAATTAATAATTGTAATTGTTACTTCATCTGTTGTTACTTGATTCTCAATTAGTATTTTACCATTGATTGTTAATTGCGCGTATGTATTAATACCTAGTACTAATAGCATTATTGTAAATAGTTTTTTCATAATATTTTGCTTTTAAATTTGTTTCTAAAAAGGAATAGGATTGACCCACCTATTCAAGCTATTTAATCTCCTTAAATAACAGGGATTAGTATTTTATAGACCAAGTGCTTCAAGGAACAAGTTCCTACATGACTCAATCCATTCAACTAAGTACTATTTATTATTACCGAAGTAATAATCATAAATTAGATATTCACGAGGGTGCATGATAATTGTTTTTTAAAGGTTTATAATTGTGTTTGTTAAGACGAATACTATTATTCCAAATATAATAATAGCAATTAGATATACTCTTAAGAATTTATCTATATCTTCAAAATCGTTGTTAGGATCTTTACTGGATTGCATCTATATTAATTTTTAATGATACTTTATCTTGATTTGTATTAGGGTATAATAATGTTTTTACACCCTCATTTAATACTAATTCATTATTTGAATTGTATTTACCATTTGCTCTCAAATGTTTGATAGCTTCTTTGTTGGATTTAAATTTTGTGAATTTCATGTTGTTTAATTTTAGTTGGTTATTAATTATATTGTAAAGTGTAAATTTTTGCTAATCTTGCTTGATATTTTGTACAAGCTCTTGAATACGTTTGAAATTGTTTCTCTGTCATATTCATTAATTCTAATTTTAGTAAATCTTTCATGTTATTTAGTTAAATTGGTTTATAATTATGAAAATGATTGAGTTTACTGTAACCTCGTTCTATATTACAGCTTTTATGAGGACTCAATCTTAGTGCTGACTCTGCCAGCTATATTCAATTCCAATACCACTATTACACGAGTGGTCTAATCAGTTGGCCATTCTAAATTGTATTACTACACTTAGGATTAGCTATTTCTATTCAATGGTGTAAGTTAGCACTAAGTTTACTATACGTTATTACTGTTTCAAGTAATATTAAACTAAATCCCTGCTACATCAAACAAATAGATTGGAATTGAAATAATTTTAATTAATTTTTAAATATAATGCTTTAAAATCTGGTTGTACAAGACTACTAGTTCTAAATACATAATCTAATGTATCACCTCTAAATGAATAAAAACCATCAGCTTGTGAACCTGGATTACCTAATATTAACTCTTGATCAGTAATATTATAATAATCTCCAAATACCATATAAACTGAGTTTATTACAGCTCCTGATAATTTACCATTTTGTGTTGGTGATGTTGTTTGCAATCTACCATTCATTACTCTAATTGTATCTGCATATGCAATATTATTTTGTAAAATAATACTATCTAATACATATACTTCTGCTCCAACTACTTGTGTAGGTTGAACCACAATAGGGTCTTTATCCTTATTACAAGACATAAGTATAATACCTAGTACTATACCTATAAAAAACATAATCTTTTTCATAGTTATTTAGTTTTAAGTTAGTAATTTGTTTTAAATCCTTCTGCACTCAGTTATAACAAGTTTAAAATAGACACCTTGTTAGGTGATTGGTGCACTACTACCAATTATTTAATATCTAATGGCTCATTACAACTGTCTCATTCTTAGGAACTGATAACTATACTTTCACGCTATTAAGCAGATGTAGATTCCTTAGTTATCAGGTAGTTTCACATCTTATAATATACAACAAGTGATTACAGTGTAAGTATTCCATTACTGGTTATATGAGCATTACCAACTATTCTATTAGTAACTCTTGACTGTACAGTGCTTGTTGTATTTGATTAAGAAGTCTTCATATCTACTGAGAATGGTGTAAAGATTTCCCTATGTTTTCGGGAAACCTAATTATTCTACTTCGTGAAACGTATTTCTTTGTTTAATTAATACATTTCTCTCTGCTTGTAAGTCACTTAATAGATAATTCCATTCAAGATTCCATTGATAATTGTCGCTAATATCTTCTTCATCCTCTATACTCACTCTATTACGAGACTTTAAATCTATTATTTCTTGAGCTTCTCTATCAATTTCGTCTATTCTGTCTTGAATTTGTTGTTCTGTATAATATTTCATGTGTTATAGTTTTAAAGTTTGTTAAAATCTTCTTGTAATTTCACTAGTTTTTTAGATAATATATCAATATATGAGTTTATTAGAGCTTGTATATCACCTGCATCATCTTCATTATCTACATCTAGTGATATATTATCATCACTAAACATTTCAACAAATTCTACATATTGAATGTTTTTCTCTTTTAAATCTTTTATTTTTTCTTCGACAGCTTTTATCTTTTTATCAAGAATATTAGCTAATATTAATGTTTCTGGTTTCATGTGATTTAGTTTAAAAGGTTAATAAAATAACAGGAGTTATTACCTAAACCCCTGTTAGAAAATTGGATGATTGGTTTGACAATGCAGGAACCACTCGATTTTTTTTAAGATAGCCTCTAACTATCTTTTCCATATGTGCTAGATTTCTTTAAGATATCACGTTTAATATACTAGCTAACATGTGATAAATAGAGAAGTTATAATAGTCCATAGTGTGTAGCACTAATCAAAAGCTTATCCTAAGTTTCCAAAGGGCTAAAAGTGATTTCATGCATACACTATGGTCTATTATTTAATAAGTGATAATGGATAGTTATTTAAAGTTTTCTCTATCCCAGCAACTAGGCTCTTTGATACTTTACTGTAGTGATAATAAGAGTGTTTCATCTTATGACTTGCTTTGATATTTCTATAGGGTTAATAAAATAGTTTACAAAGGTTCAATACATTTAAGTATATATTACCAACCAAATCTTACTTGAACATACCTCCAAACAGGTATTAAAATATCCCTCATTCCTACGTTAGGATTAGATGAGTTCTTAAGATTTACCAAGCTCTTATGCAGAGGTTTGGTGCAGAGTTCATAATTTTATTTGAGTTTCATGTGAATAAGCTAATAATTGATTGTACGGTATTTCTACAAGGCGATTGTCGTTAGGTCCTCAACCAATCAATTAAAAGCTATGTATTATGTATAATTGGTAAATTGGTGATAATTGGAAGTTGGTGAATTGGTAGAATAATGGTCTACCTAACCCATTTTCTCTTGATAAATCATTCATACACAATACTTTAAGCAAGTTATTCAAATAAATGCTCAAGCATGTTATGATTAATCATACACAAACAAAACAACTCTTGCCTAAAAGGCAGGAGTTGATTGTTCTTTGTCAGTGAAGAAGCTGATGCCTTCTTGGTTAGTGAAGGAACGACCTTTCAATAAGGTGATTTTATCTCCTTCTACCGAAATTAATCCTGCTTCTAAGGATTTGTTGATGTTGGTAGTGGAGAATACTGTGTCATCATCTGCCAAAAGGAATTTCTTATCTTTTGATGCTTTGATGATTGTGAATTCAACTTTAGCTACTGTAGCTGAAGCTGATTTAATGATTTCTAAAATGTTCATGTGATTCAGAATTATTTGGTTATGCAGGAAAATTCGTTTTTCCGCTAAACCTAAGACGGGGGGCTGTTAATGAGGTGCTCTAAATCTTAACACACATAAAAATTTTACAAAAAAATTATAAAAAATTTTAAAAATAAGTTGTTTTATGTATATAAATGTAGTACCTTTGTACTCAAATAAAGCTATAAATTAAATGGAAAATGAATCAAAAAGAATTTGATAGAAATCAAGCATTAAGAGAAATATCGGAAGATATGATAGTAACTAATGAATTTCAAAATTTTATATTAGGTGATTTATTGGGATATGGTATATCTAGATATGTATTTGATTATAAACCTGATGATAAATATGTAATTAAAATAGATCTAAGTAATTATAATGCTAATGTTATAGAGTTTAATGTTTGGAAAGATGTTGAATATACAAAACATGCTAAATGGTTTGCTCCTATAAAACATATGAGTCCTTGTGGTAGGATATTATTACAGGAAAAATGTATAATTGAAAATATAGATAAATATCCAAATGAATTACCGGAATATATGAGTGATATTAAAATAAGTAATTTTGGATGGTTAAATGGTAAATTTGTATGTTTTGATTACGCTGGTACAAATTTAATAACAAAGGGATTAACTTCTAAATTAAAAAAAGTAAAATGGTTAAAATAGAGAAACACAAACACTTAATAAGCTTTTTATCTAAGTATGAAGCAGAAAAGGTAAAAGATGCATTAGATAATTTGTTGAATAAACAGATGATTGGTATTAGAGAATATAAACAAATACTTAAGAGAATAGAGGAATCTAAAAATAATTCAAAAGATGAGCAGAAGTAAAACTATTAGTAAGCACTATTATGATGATGAGATTATAGGTAGATTACCTAATGGTGATTTACTACTTAAGATAGGTGTTAGGAGAAAATATTATGATAGCTTTGATGAGGATTTAACATCAGATGCTCATATAAATTATGAAGTTATTAAGAGTAATAAACATAAGGATATTATGAGTAAGCATTTTGAAGATGAAGTTAATACAGGTGAAATAGATAATTGGGATACAGAATAATGGAAGATAATAAGTACTATATTCCTACAATAAATGAGTTTTATGTAGGATTTGAATATGAAGTTTTAGATAAAGAATTTTGGATTAAAAAAGATGATTTTTCAAATAGTTATGATTATGAAGATAGTTGTTTCTATGGATTACTTAAAGATTTAGATAAAGGAAATATCAGAGTTAAATATTTAGATAAAGAAGATATAGAAAGTTTAGGTTTTAATAATTATAAAGAACCTATGGGAGAATATGATCATACTTGGAGTTATGGTAATAGTAAAGAACCTAAGTTAAAAGTATGGTTTAATAATCCAATACCTGTAGTTAGAGTTTATAATAGTTTCCCTAGTATAGCATTTCAAGGAATTGTTAAAAATAAATCAGAATTAAAAAAATTAATGCAACAATTAAATATTAAATAAATGAAACAAGTAAAAGTAGTAAGTAAAGAAGGAAAACCTTGGGAAGAGTCTCTAATTAAAACAACTAAAAATTATATAACAGATAGACTAATGGATGAAGATTTAAAAAGCAATGAAGAAGTTAAAGAAGGATTTGAACCTTTTAAAGAATTAGAACCTGAAACATTCCCTAATATTGATAATGTGTTTGGTGTAGATACTTCTAAAGAAACAGTTGAAGAATATACTAAACAAGAATTAGAACGTTGTAAGGACCTTAAATACTTCTATGGTAAGTATATAGTAGAGAGGGAACTAACTGATTTAGAGAGTAATATGTTAGATATGTATATGGAGAATCTTAACAATTAATAAACTTTATAAAATATACTGGTAATAATTTGCTTTTTTGAATTATTATCAGTATATTTAATATGTAACCTGCTTCCTAAGCAGTTCAGTTCTGAGGTGAAATAAAGTAGGAACTTAGACATAGGGTTGTATGAGTAACACTAGATGTGAAAAGAGTTGTCCCCTGTAGTTACAAAACAGACTTCTTAAATTGAGTATATATTAGTTGGGGTTAAAGGTATAAGGTATCCTCCCGAACAGGCTAAATACGGTAATATAGAAAGATTAGAAGTTAAAATCGGTTTATAGTAATGTAAACTCAAAAATCCAAAGGGGAACGTGTGTTCAATTTATAATAAAAATATTTATCAATTAATTTGCTTTTTATAAAAAAATTCATTATATTATAGTTAACAATATATAATAAAAGATTTTATAAATGATTTACCCAATAAAGTTAAATAAAGATAAATACCACAATGCTATTGTTAAAGTAATAGCTTGTTTTTTAAACCTAACGGATTTTGAGATAGATGTACTAGTTACAATGCTCAAGTATAATATATATTCTATTACTACTGATACAAGGATTATAATAAGAAATCAGTTAGGAAAGGATACATATACATTTAATAATTACATTAAGCGTTTAAAGGATAAGAAAGCATTAGTAGTTAAGGATGGTGTATTGGTTATATTACCAAGCATTGTTAAATGTGTTAAAGACCAAGAAATAAATATAAAGTTTGATGTCTACTCAGATACTGAAAACAATAATCCAAGTTAATGATTATTTAGAATTAGAAGAAGTGGTTGAAAGTTTAGAAGAGAAGTTAACATTCTTTTCTGAGAAACACAAGGATTTTTCAGCAATTATTGAAAAGGATATTGATAAATTAGAAATAACAGTAAAAACGATAAGTTTAAAAGAACATGTTAATTGAGGATATATCAAGGAAGGTATCTAAAGATTTAAACGTAAAGTTTGATACTGTGGATAGAATTCATAAATTACAATACAAGTTTATGCTTGAGGTAATGAAAGAGGGAGAATTTGATATTAAACTTATACACATTGGTAAATTCGTAAGGAAACATAGGAATGATAAATATAAAGCAACTAGGGCAGATATACGAGGGGTGGAGTAATTTAATATTTGAAGATCCTGAAGTAGAGAAAGTAGCTTTACCAAGATTAGAGATATGTTCCAAATGTCCAATAAGAACTAACGGTGTATGTGATTCTAGTAAAGGTGGTTGTGGTTGTGTTACTTCTGCAAAAGCTAGATGTTTAACTTGTAAATGCCCAAAAGATAAATGGTAGTAACTCTAGAACTCATAAGAGATGTTTACTCTCTACCTGATGCAAAAGGTAGACAAAAGTGCTTAAAGAAGAATCTTAAGTATAAGAAAACATTTGATACAAACTTCATACAAGCTGAACATTTTATAGATGCTAGAGGTAATATATCTAAGAAGTATTGTATGATCTATGAGGGAGAAACAGGGTTTAAAGCTAACCATAAATTTGAATATGTAGAAAAATTAATAAAACCAATAAAGATCAATGGATTTAAAAATACCTAAACAGTTTACTATTTTCAATGAGAAGTATAAAGTACGTCAATTGAAGAAAGTTGATCCGGAAGATTCTTGGGGTGAACATGATTTTACTACTAATACAATAAAGATCAAAAAGGATTTAGAAGATAGTCAAAAGGAAAGAACATTTTTACATGAGGTAATGCACTGTGTGTTAGAACAATTATCATATAATGAACTAACATCAGATGAGAAGTTTGTAGATCAAATAGCTACAGCATTACACCAAGTATTAAAAACAATGAAGTAATGGAAGCTAAGAAGAATATAATTGAACGTCATACTCATACATTGGAAGATGGTAGAAGTATGTTTAAGATAGCAGATGCATTGTTAGAGATGGAAGCTAGAGATACTACTAGAGCAACTATCATAAATGAAGTTAAAGAAGTATTAGCAGGATTTGCTAAATGGGCAGAAGAAACAGATGCTAGATTACAGAAGCTTGACCCTAAGATTATTTTGAAGGGTGATAAAGCTTTTGATGAAACAATAAATGATTTGCATAAATAATGAAGATAATAGATCTAATAGATGGTCAAATAGTAATTACTCCCGAGGCTTTGTGCATTAGTCCATTCTCTGAGTTATGGCAGGAAGACAAATCTAAAACTAAAGCACTGGCTACTAACCAAATAAAATACATTTGGTTCTTCAGTGATTTTAACAGCCCTTATTATCAACAATCTGAATCAGATCGCCATAACCTGATATTATCAGATGTTGTAAAGGATAAAGATTTTAAATTAACAGATAAAGTAAAGGAAGGTATTAAAAAGTATCAACAGATTAATTCATCTCCTGCTATTGATGCTATAGATGCAGCATATGCATTTATGCGTAATATACAGGATTATTTTAAGACTGTAAAACTAACAGAGGTTAGTAATCCTAAAACAGTAACTGATATATTTGCTAATATGCCTAAGATGGTTGAAGCATTAAATCAAGCTAAGAAAGCTGCACATGCAGAACAATCTAACGGAATTAAAGTTAGAGGAGGGGCCGATGTTGGTCTATTTGAAGATTTATAAGAATGGCTAGTATAGGAAATCCGTATGTACCTGAAGTAGAGTGGTTTGAGAATTCTAGTGAGTTTTCTTATTTAGCTGATTTTTTCAATCAGCACGGTGTTTACACCCTAATCCCGAGAGGTACTTATGAGTATAAGATGTTTTGGGAAAGTGTGAAGAAAATTTGCATTGAGGGGTTTACAAATAGTAAAGGGATCAGAATCACTGGTCACCACTTCTTTTATTTAAACTTTTGCAGAATAGAAGGAGTTGGTAAAAACGCAGCTAAGAAGAGTGAGATCTTTCCTAGATTTATGGATCTAGATTATGATTACTTCCACATGATTGAATATTGTGAGAAGAATCAAAAATGCTTAACTGCTGTAAAAGGTAGACGTCAAGGGTGGTCATATAAAGCTGCAGGTATATGTACCTGGGAGTTTGTATTCTTCCCTAGTTCTAGTTCTATCATAGGAGCTTTCTTATCATCATTCTCTTTACAAACTATGAAGTTCTGTAAGGATAATTTGAACTGGATAAATGCTAATACCGAATTTAAGAAACAACGTAATCCAGATTTAAGTGATTATGTTATGGCTAGATATCAAGCTGATATCGGTGGAGTTAAAGTATGGAAAGGATATAAATCACAAGTAAGATCTATATCATTTAAAGATAATCCAACAGCGGCGGTAGGTAAATCTGCTTCTAAGCTTATATTAGATGAGGCTGGGGTATTTCCTAATATTACTGATACTTACTCTTACACAGAACCTCTTATTAAAGATGGTAGTATGTTTAGTGGTGTAGCCGTAGTATTTGGATCATCTGGAGATATGGATAGTGGAAGTAAATTCTTCTATGAGATGTTTACTAATCCAGGAAAATATAATATGCTTGAGTTTGAAGATCCTGATAACCCAAGTAAAAAAATTGCATATTTTAGTACAGCATCTAGAGGTAGAGCTGGAGTTTGTATAAATCCTCATTCAGAATGGTATAATAAGCCTATGGTTGATGATAATGGTAACTCTAATGAAGCAGCAGCCTTAGATGATATAATGTTCCTTAGAGAGAAAGCAAAGGGTGGTTTAGACCCTAAAGCATTCCATGGAACTATAACACAGTTTCCATTAACTTGGCAAGAAGCATTCTTAAGAAACAAAGGAGCAATATTTGCATCTCCTGAAATGTTAGAATGGTTGACTAAATTAGAAACAACACCTAGTTTAAGAGATTCTGTAGAGAAGGGAGAATTAGTATATATAGACGGTAGATTAGAGTTTAGACCTAAAGATACAGTAACTTATATAACATCTTTCCCAATTAAACCAGATGAAGATAATACAGGATGTATTGCTTTATTTGAAAGACCTGAGAGTGTAAATGGTGAAATACCATATAGTTTATATGTAGCTGGCTGTGACCCTTATGACCAAGATAAATCTGGTAGTGGATCATTAGGTAGCTTTTTTATATTTAAGAGATTTGTTAAAGCTGGTAGTACTCATGATATACTAGTTGCTGAATACACAGGTAGACCAAAATACGCTGAAGACTTCTATGAAAATTGTAGAAGATTATGTATATACTTTAATGCTAAAGTATTGTATGAAAATCAGTTAAAAGGTATGAAGGGTTACTTTGAACAAAAGAACTCTTTACATTATATGTGGGAACAACCACAAATTATTAAAGATATTGTTAAAGATTCAAAAGTACAACGTGGGTATGGTATACATATGAACAGAGGTACTAATGGTAGTTCAGGTATTAAAGATACTTGTGAGTTATATTTAAAAGATTGGTTGTATCACGAAAGAAGTACTGAAGGAGATCAAATAACTTTTAACTTCCAAACTATTAAATCAATAGCTTTATTAAAAGAATTAATAGCTTATGATATTGAAGGTAACTATGATAGAGTTATTGCATTCATGTTAGCTTATTTACAGACTATAGAAATCCATAGGATACATGTAAACGAATTAACTAATTCCAGTAGGAATTTAGCTAATGATCAGTTTTTAAAAAAACTATGGGAGAGAAAAGAAATTCCACAAAACAAATTTAAATTTCAAATAAATAATGGACATTCATAAAATGCAAGGTGGTTCCTCAGCACTACCATCACAAAAGTTACCAATGGCATCTAAGAATACAGCATGGAAACATGCTACTATAGATTACTATATAAATTTTAGATATACTAATGGTACCAATTTAAGAAGTGATAGAGTTAATAAAATAACCAATTATGATTTATATAATGGTAAAGTTAACCATGCTGATGTACAAAAGATATGTGATCCATTAGGATATACAGGTAATACATGGGCTGATAGATTTCAACACTATGATAAAACATCAGAGCCTATAAGATTATTAATTGGTGAAGAATCAGCAAGACCAGATAATGCTTTAGTTATATCAGAATCCCCAACAGATCTTACTAGAAAAACAGAAGGATTGAAGGCTAAGATATTAGAAGTTTTAAATCAAAGCTTAATGGCTGAGATAGATCCATCTACAATAGATCCTAATAATCCTCCTCCTACTCCGGAACAGGTTTTAAAAGCTGAGAAATATAATCCTTCGGATATTATAGAATCTAAAGCTAATAAAATTTTAAAGATATTAAAAAAGAAGTTAAATACCAAATGGTTATTTAATCAAGGATTTAAAGATGTATTAATTGCAGGGGAAGAGATATACTGGACAGGTATAACAAACGGAGAACCTGATTTAAGAAAATGTAATCCTTTGAATATCACTGTAATACTAGATGATGATTCTGTATTTATAGATGATGCTATTGCGGTTATAGAAGAACGTATGTTAACAGTACCATCTATATTAGATGAGTATGGTGATGAATTAACAGCCGCAGATTTAGATAAACTACAAGAGTATGCTAAAGGTGTATTTGGTAGATTTAATACAGCAGGAGGATTTGAACCAGTATTCACTACTGCTCAAGGTTCTACTGTAATGAATGGTACAACACCTACAACATCATTTAATGGTAATAACAACAATAACTATGCTTTAAGAGTTACACGCGTAGAATGGATTTCTATGAAAAAGGTAGGTACTTTAAAGTATACTGATATTGAGAGTGGTCAACCTTTAGAGAAATTAGTTGATGAAACATTTGCTAGTGTATGGAAAGATTTTAAAGAGATCTTTACAGATGCTGAGATTGAATGGTTCTGGATTAATGAAGCATGGGAAGGTGTTAAGATTGGTCATGATATATTCTTAGGAGTAGGACCTAAACAAAATCAACGTAGACGTATGGATAACCCATACTATTGTAAAACAGGTTATACTGGTTTTATATCAGAGGCTACTAATAGTCAATCCGTATCAATAGTTGATAGGATTAAACCTTACCAATATTTATATGATATTATAGCATTCAGACTTGAATTAGCATTTGCTAGTGATCAAGGTAAGATATTCTTAATGGATGTTGCTCAGATACCTCAATCTGAAGGTATTGATATGGAGAGATGGATTTACTATCTTAAAGAAATGAAGATAGGTTTTATTAACTCTCATGAGGAAGGTAAAAAAGGTTCAGCTACTGGTAAGTTACCAACAATGAATCAATTTACATCTATAGATTTATCATTATCTCAATCTATACAACAGTATATTAATTACTTAGATTATATACAACAACAAATATATTTTGTATCAGGTATAACACCTCAACGATTAGGTGCTATTAATTCTAGTGAATTAGTAGGTAATACTGAAAGAGCTGTTAATCAATCTAGTTTAATTACAGAGTATTTGTTTGAAGCACATACAGAAGTTAAGAGAAGAGTTTATACAGCTTTAATTGAAACTGCTAAGATTGCTTGGAGAAAAGGTAAAGTATCTCAATTTGTAAATGATGATCTTGGTTTAGAAATGTTAAACCTTGAGGAGTTTGAATTTGAGAACTCTGAATTTGGTGTATTTGTTTCTAACTTATCTAAAGATAAACAAATTAAAGATAAGCTTGAACAATTAGCTCAAGTAGCAATACAAACAGAGAAAGCAGATTTAAGTACAATTATAGATGTTATACTTAATGATAGCCCTAAAGATATTATTGCAATCCTTAGAAAATCTGAAGAAGATTTCTATGCTAGAAAACAACAAGAATCTCAAGCTCAGCAAGATGCACAAGCTCAACAAGTTGAAGCTCAAAAACAAATGCATGCTGAAGCATTAGCTGATAAACAAGCGGATAGAGATCTTAAGCAATATGAGATTGATAGCAATAATCAGACTAAGATACAAGTAGCTGAGATTAATGTATACTCTAGACAAGAGGATTTAGATCAAGATAACGATGGTATTCCTGATCCAGTTGAGTTGGGTAAATTATCTTTACAAGAGAGAGATCTAGCTTCTAAACAGTTTATGGAACAACAAAAGATTAATTCTGATAGAGATAAACATTCTAGAGAATTATCATTTAAGGATAAAGAGTTGAAAGCTAAACAGGAATTAGAGAATAAGAAACTTGAAGCTGTTAAAGTCCAAAATGCCAATCAGATACAATTAGCTGATAAGAAAGCTAAATTGGATAAAGAGATGATGGATAAGAAAATGGAAATCGAAAGAATGAAGGCTAAGGCCGCAATTGCTAAAGCTAAACAAAAACCTAAGAAGAAATAATGTGGTATAAACTTCCTATAGATAAAAGAATGGAACTTATGAAAACCTACAAAAAGGGTGGGTATTCATACAGCGACATGATTAAAGATTATAATGATAGTTATGAGAAGTTTGAAGGTGGAGGAACATATGATGATAAACCTAAACCTAAACCATCTCCATATTATCCTATTCAAACATATGATGATAAACCTAAACCTAAACCATCTCCATATTATCCTATTCAAACATATAATCCAAGTGAAACAGTTAATCAATCTAAAATAGAAAATCCATATAAAAAAGCAGCTATACAAAAAGCTGCTGATGAAAAAGAAAGACTAGCTTATTTAGAACAAGAAAAACAAAAAAAAGCTAACGAAGATAAAGTAAGAGAAAGAATACGTGCTCAGCAAGCTTTAGATTTAAAAAATAAAGTTCCTGGTTATGAATTATATGATGAAGATTACGAAGTTCAAAATCATATAAAACAAGCAGAGTATAAAAAGAAAATAGAAGAAGGTACTAATGAAATGATGTTAGGTGTGGGATTAGCTTTGTTACCAGTTGCTGGTGAATTAGCTGGAGCAAAATATTTAAAAAACGCATACAAGTATAATCCATTTACTAAATTTAAAGTAGATCCTAATAAGTCATATAGAATGCTTGGAGAAGAGGGGTTTGTTGATGCTAATGAATATGGAGCTTTAAGAGCAAAACCTCAACCATTAAAAGTTGATAATGGTATATCTTTAAAAAGAAATACTAATAGAAATCCAAATACTGGAAAATTACAACCAACATTAAATAAACCATATTTTTCAGAAGGATATGTAGATGAAAGATATGGATCAAACTATATGGCTGAAGTTAACACTAAAGCAAATAATCTAATAAAACAACATACACATAAAGGTGTAGCAGGACCGAAAGAAATACCTTTAAAAGACGTTCAAATGTATAAAAAACATTGGTGGAGAGGGTATGAACCAATTGAACAAGATAATAAAATAATACAAGATATGTTGGATAAAGAATGGTTATTAAAATCTAATAGTTCTAAATATTATCCAATGAATAAACAAAATTCATACTTAAATCCTGGTGGTTCTTAAAAAACAAATCTCAAACAAAAACCTAAAAGTAAATAATGGTACCAAAATTAACAAACGTAGTAACTAAAGAAATATTCTTAAGTAAGCTATTTGAATCTAGAGATGCTACACATCTAATGCATCTTAAAACAAA